CGCAATCAGTAACACGGTGGTCGATAAGACCGCCCCGCGCATCAACTGCGGCGAATGCCTCATGGAGGGCGTCGAGGTTGTCGAATTGAAAGTCACCAATGTGACGGTTGTCGATGGAGGGCCAGATGAAATATGTGATCGTTAATCCGAAACACCGCGCATGGTCCACGCAGGACTTCCCCGACATTGATACCGCGAAGCGCGCGGCGGGCCTTGATCCCGGCTCCATCGACCACGGGATGCTCGCGCGCAGCGTCGGTTACTGCGTCTATGAGTTCGGCCTGTTCGTGCCGCCTGCGGAGCAATCCTATTTCAGTATCGGCAAAACCCTGATCGCGGGTCCGGCGCTGTTCTATGGCGTGGGCGAAGCAGGCGAAACCATCGACCTGATGCGGTCGCAATTGCCGACGCCGTTCTTCTATCTCGGCGCGAATGATGTCGAGGCGCACATTCAGGCCGGTGACATCCTCCGACCCACGATGGCCTTCAATGGCGAACTGATCTGGAAGTGGCCCGATCCCGCCCCGCATGGAATGAAACGATGAGCCAGTTGCGAGAATACCTTGAGGCGATAGACCGCCACTTCCCCGGCAATGCGCCGACCGCCTTCCTGTTGAAGCATGGCCGCGACTATCCCATCGGGCCGCACTCGTATGCCCTGCCCCGCATGGTGCAGAAGCAGTGCTATCAGAACGCCACCCTTCTCACGCTGGACTTCCCTCACCTCACCTATGTCGAGGGCAAGATTTCCTGCCACGGGGTGCCGCTCGATCACGCATGGTGCATTGACGAGGAAGGCGTGGTGGTCGATCCGACCATTGATAACTCAGACGGCCACATCACCGACTATTTCGGGGTGCCGTTCCGAACGGACTATCTCCATCGAGCCGTCACCCGCAACCGGGTCTATGGCCTGCTCGACTACTATTACGCACGAAAGACCGCCCCGAAACTTTACGAGCTTGGCCTTGAGGCCGGTCAGGATTGGCTGCTCAACAAAAGGAGAACCCTCGCATGACCAGACTACTCGCCGTCGCTTTCCTGTTGCTCGCATCGGATGCGGCATCGGCAGAGCAACAGAAGCAATTCTATGGGGCCGATGGCCGCAACGCCGGTCGCGCACTCACCGATAGCCAAGGCCACACCACCTACTACGGTGCCGATGGCAAGGTGCAGGCCCGCTCCACAACCTCAGGCAATACGACCACGGTCTACGGCTCGGATGGCCGCAAGACGGGAACGGTGCAATGGCAGAAATAGTTTCGTTCCTGCACTGCCGCCGCTGCCTTGAGGAGATGCCGCGCGACATATCGGCCCGCGACTTTGCGCGGCTTGAGGTCGGCCTGACGGTGGATGGCATCCAGATCAACTGCGTGCGCCATGACTGCGGTGTCGCGCATGTCGCGATCAGCAACGGCGAGATTGTCGATGAGCAAGGTCTGCACTGAATAGTGCTTCGCGGACCCAGGCGGACCCAGGACCACCACGCACGAACGCACTGCACTCGGTGCAACTCTCCGGTTCCATCCGCGTTGTGATCGCGACGGCACCCCTGCCGTTGCGAAAACCGGAGGAAATACAATGCCACAGACCTATCAAGGCCGACCGATCCGAAGCTCACGCCCCGCCAAGAAAGGCGACGAAGGCTTCAAGGACGGCGACGAGGATCAGGTTGTCGTCACCTTGCAGGACGGCTCGGAAAAGTGCGTTCCCAAGGATCAGGTCACCACTTCCAACGAGTAAATCAAGACCGATTGGAGCGTGGGGGTTGTCGCTGCCTCACCGCTGTTCCGGGTGGTGCCCGGTCATCGCCTGCTTCCCACGCACAATCGGCTTGCCCTTGTACATCCCCGCTCCCTTTGCGTCTATCTCTGAGAAGGGAACCTCTGCAACGGTCAGGCGCCCGCGTGCAGTCGGGTGGATGAAATACATATAGCGCAGCATGAAGCCGGGGATCGCATCGCCTGATCCCGACCAGAGGCCGCCGTTCTTCGCGAAGTGCGCAAGCCTATTTTTCCCCGTCACTTGCGTCATCTTGTGCCCGATGGTCCCGTCCGGAAATCGCAGCACGTCCTTGTTCACCCTGATCTTGGTGAGGACGAACCCTGAGGCTCGATAGATAGTCCCGTCGCCACACTGGCAGGCGTCCGCGAAGCTCACCACCCACTCGATGTGCGGATAACTTTTCTTGATCATCCGCAGCGCGATCCCCAGCGCGCGGCTTTCGGAGTTCCTCGGCAAGACGTCGCTGAACGCCATCCGGTTTAATTCGAGAAATCCATTCCACGGCGTATCCCTCACCAGACCTATGACGTTCGACTTGTCGAGCGACGATCCGAACTGCATCGCGCCTTCAAGGCGACCGTTGAGAAAGACGCCCAGCGATAGCGACGAGTTCCGAACATACTTGCCCGAATAGTGGACCCGCTTCACCAAGGCGTCGGCATCGCGCTTCTCAATCGGCTCAAGCCTGATCGACTTGGCATTCACCAACGCGGTCATTGCCCGTCCGCCCAATCGTGCAGGAGCTTTGCAAAATCCTCGCGCGTCTCAAGGCGCGACAGTTTGATGTCGGCCAACTGCTCCGCGACCTTGATCAATTCGCCATAGGGCATCGCGAGGATCGCCGCCGCCATCGCATTCTTCGTCATCTTGGGTTCAACTTTAGCCATCCGCCTTCTCCCTGTTGTGGTTCAATTCTCGTCGCGCGGCCTCATGTCCGGTTCGTCATCATGGGCCGCCGCCAGATACGCACGGCACACCTCTGCCAGACCATTGCCGTTCCGGTTCTGGTTCCGGTTCGCATCGGTCAGCGGACCCAGCACCTCGACCGCCAACTTCACCGCCTCGGCAACTGCGTCCGCCTGGTCGGCCAGCAGCACGAATGTCATCTCGCGAAACTCTGAGCGCTCACCGCTATTCAGTTCCGGCATCGCGCCCAACGCCTCGACCCCGATGGCGAGTTCCCGCAAGTCCGCTTCATCGAAGCCCAAGGTGCCCAGATCGACACCAAGTTCCCTCAGGTCATTCAACTCGACCCGGAGGATTTCCTGATCCCAGCCCGCGTTCTCACCGATCTTATTGTCCGCAATCACATAGGCCCGCGTCTGCTCCGGGGTCCATCCCGCCGCGATCAGCACCGGGATCATCCCCGCCGGGATCGCCTCGCCCGTCGCCATCCTCAGGGTGCCCGCCGGGTTGCCGTCGCGGCCCTGATAGATCAGGTCCGCCGCCAGCACCCGCCCGTGCCCCGCGATAATCTCCCCGGTCGGATCGACCAGAACGGGCATGGTCCATCCCCATCCCCGGATTGATCCCGCAATCTCCAGCACCTGTTCCGCAGTATGGGTGCGGCTATTGCGGGCATAGGCCCTCAGGTCGCCAATGGGCCGATAGGTGAGGCCCGATCCGGGGCCATCGTCGCGATCAATCGCCAAGCTCAAAGGCCATGCTCCCCTGTTGCGTTGCAAACCAAACCCGTTTCAGGCGGGGCCAGATATTCAAAAACTATGCGGTCGCGCGGTCCCCGCATTACGAGGAGGCCTTTGTAGTACCTTGATCGCCCAGCCGCGCCCGTGGGTGCGGTTTTGATTTCGATGCTCATCCGACCCTCTCGCTTCGATCTATCGCACTGGTGAGGCGCGCTGCCTATCCCTTGCCATCATCCTGACCATATCCGACCCACCCCCTCACTTGCGTCTGGTCTTCATTGCGTGGGCGATAGCCAAGGGGATGGTGCGTTGTAGTTCCCTCTGCATCGAGGCATGGAAGTCGGCTTCGAATGGCACGCGCTTTGGTATCTTGGTCGCAGCCTTGAGGGCATACATGAGCTTGAGCCTGCCCTTCTTGTCGCGTGCGTATAGCAACCCATTCTTTTTGAACGCCACTTTCAGGTTCTTGGGACGCAGGCGTTGGGGCACGCCCTTGGACGTGCGCTTGATGTCGGAAGCAGGGATGGCGAGGCTCGACCCGCCCTTTGGCGTGCGGGTTCCGCCTTTCGCCTGCATGTTCAGATTGCCTCTATCGAGCTTGTCGTAAATCTCGACGGATAGGCTGGTCTTGGTTGCCCTTGCTTCCTTGGTGGTGAGGGATGCGGCAATGAACGAACTGTTCCTTTGTTGCACTGCACCCGGCCACGTCTGCTTGATCAGGAAGTTGCGGGTTACGTCTGCGCTGCGGTTCAGGGCGAGGGCCATCGCGTAGGGTATCTGATCCACCGCGGTGCCCAGCGATGTGGCGACCTTCGATGCCTCTGCATAATCGAACTCGATCTTGAACATCAGGCCCTCCGATGCGGGGGTGGCGGTCGCGTCACAACCGCCACCCCTCTCGGTTTGACCCATGTGCTGGAGCAAGCAGAACAGCGGGGCAGGGACCGAACCGGAACTTTATACCGCATTGCCACTCACCGCATCCGACCACGATCCGGTTCCGGTGAGGCGATAGCGGTGCGCCATCTGGTCCCCACGGTAGATTGTCACCCGGTCGGTCTGCCCATCGGTGATGTCGAAGGCGTAGGCAATGCACGCGGCCACGTCGAACCTGGCGTCGTCGTCATAGACGAACGTCACCGCCTTGGTTTCGGCGTCGTAGTTCACGCTGGATAGACCTTCTTCGCTCATCTGCTTCATCGGCGTTCTATCCTTGATCCGCTCGGCCTTGCCTTCAGCGAATGTGCGGTGGCGGTATCGCGGCGCATGATGGATTGTCCACTCACTCACCGGAACGTGTCCTCGGTGTAGACGTTCGCGATTTCAAACGGACTGCTGTCGGGATCGCCATCGACCAAGGGCATCAGGCACCACTTGCCGAACGGAACGATGCGGCATTTCGCTTTGCAGTCATCGCGCCAGACCTTGCGCCAGCTTGCGACCACCCCGTCCATCAACCAGCTTATGCCCTGCGCACTCATTGCATCTGCCTCGGCTTGGCATCGGGGATCATTTCGGTGAGGGCGATGTCGAGCGACTTCACCCGCGCCACGGTGATCAGGGCCGCCTCAAGACATGCGACCTGATATTGCGCCACCGATGCCTTGAGCTTTCCTGCCGCGATCAGGCGCGCATAGACCCTCTCGCGCTGGGCCAACTCGCGCTTCAATTCCGCAATCTGCTCGTCCAGTTTGATCATTTCGCCCATCTCCCTGCACGCAGGCGGTCGTTCTCTTTCGCCTCGTCGCGCCAGCGGCCTTCCCAATATCGGCCCGCGCCAGCAGCAACCATCTCGATGATTTCCTCGGCATGTTCGCGGGTGATGATGATATGCCCCTGCACCTTCCCAGATGGGCCACGCCACGCCAACTGTTCCATGATCTTCTCGATAGCGGTCAATTCAGCGTCCTCGCCCGATAGGTGCCCTTGAGATAGGTGAAGCGCAACTGATTGTCCTGATCCATCATCACCTTGTGGAATATTTCCGCCCACTGTTCCGCCGGGATAGGTGAGGCGATCTGGGCCTTTGATCGTTCGAACGCCCCGATCAGCACAGCCACCGCCTGATCAATGTCGAGTTCCGGTGTCAGGTCGCCCTGACTGATCCACTCCACCACCTTGGCCCTGAGGATGTCGGCGTCGGTCATGCGTCCCTCTGGTTATGGATAAGTTCAGCTATCTCGATGCCGCTATGATGGGGGCGTTTGGCGGCGATGGCGGCGCAAGCCTCGCGCTCGGCAAGAATGGCTTCGTCAATCTCTCGCAGCCCCGCTTCCAGTTGCTCGACGCGGGCTTCGGCTCTTGTCGCTCTGGTTTCCCAGAGAAAAATAAGTGCGTCTGCTCCCCGCATCCTCTCTTCAAGTTGCTCGATGCGGGCAGTGCCAGCGCGGAAACCGTGATCATATGCAACGTTGTATGCAGCGTCATCGCTCATCGCTGGCCGTCCAAGACCTCGGACACACGGCCACCATTCCTGAGGCCGACCTTGATCCCGATGTCGTGCATGGTCAGGCGCTTGTCCTTCGACAGCCGCATGATTTCCGCCCGCATATCGTCGGTGATTGGAACCTTGACGCGCACCGCCTTGCGAGTGGGCGACTTGCGAACCATCAGGCGCACGGCCTGCTTGGTCAGTGCGTCCGCCTCACGCTGCAAGGCCATCGCTTCGGCCCGCTTCAACTGCGCCTCGGCCAATAGCCGCCGTGCCGTTACAATCTCACTCACATCCCACTCCATCGCTTGCTCCGATGCCTTATCATTACCTTATCATTTCCTTTTGTCCAACAATAGTCCGTGCAGGCTGGGGTCGGGGCCGTGCAGTTCCAATGCCTTCGCCACCACCTCAAGTGCCCGAACATCCCTCATGCCGAACTCATACTGCTCGCGGGTGATGCTGCCATCCCGCAACAGGTCGTTGGCGACCTCGGTGTCGGCCTGAATGAAATCGTGCAGCGCGTCGATCAGTTTGACGAGGGCCTCGGGCCAATGGACCGGCGCGTCACACTCCAACCGTCTGATTTCCGCCATTGCCTGCCCTCATGATTGCGTGCCCGATTATCTCCGCGATCTTGGGCACGATTGCGTTCCCGATCAGATGCAGTCGGTCCACCCGACCGGATAGTCCATCATCCACTCTCCGAAGCAGGGGTTGAGGCCAACGATCACCTCGCTCGAATGGATAGTCGCAGACTGCGCGCATATCTTCTTCGCCACGCCATCCCCACGGTCCAGCCCCGATAAAATCCGCGCGCGAGACCAGTCCTTCCCTTCGCGAGCCGACAGGGTAGGCAATAATCCAGATGCGGTCCCGTTCGTGCGCAGCACCCAGGTCGGAGGCCCGTATGCAATGCCACTCCGCATCATAGCCGTTCTCGGCCAATCCCCTGAGAAGGTCGCCCACCCCTCGATGAAGCAACGCTGCCACGTTCTCCACGATTGCGAACTGCGGTCGTACCACGCGAATGGTTCTAAGATATTCCCGCCAGAGGCCACTACGTTCGCCGGAAAGGCCGGTGCTTCCGCCTTCGATGCTGACTGCTCCTGCAATGCTAACATCTTGGCAAGGGAAACCACCGCAGATGACTTGGGCGTCGATCCCGGTGGCGTCGAGGGTGGTGACATCATCGTGGATTGGGACATCAGGCCATCGCTTGGTCAGCACCGATCTGGCGCGCGGATCATTCTCACAGAATGCGATTGTTCGCATCCCTGCCCGTTCAAGGCCAAGGGAAAAACCACCGATGCCTGAGAATAGGTCAAGGACGTTCACGGCGTGCCTCTGCCATCGCATCGGCCAAGCACTGCCGCCACAGGTCGTCAGGCAGCTTTTTCCCTTCTGGGTCTTTGATAAGGCCCATCTTGATTGCAGCAATCCGACGCGCGCGAACTTCCAGTTCCGTGTTGTCGATATAGGTCACACCCGAACTTCCCTGCTCTTGGCATAGGCGATCAGGCGCGACTTGATCCAACTCATGGTGCTGGCACCCGGATAAACCGGGCGAACATGCTTCATGTCATGCGCAGGCCACGTCCCGACGCACTCGCGATACTGGTTCGCGGCCCAGCCGTCCTTGTATCCGCGCGCGTGGGCATAGCCCTTGAGTTCCGCAAAGAAGATCGTCTTTTCCTCTTGCGTGGTCGGTGCCCCGGCGAACTTTTTCTTGTCCACCTTCGGCTTGGGATGCAGTTCACGCAGTTCCCCGGCATCTGGCTTCACGCTGCTCTGCACCTCGGCCTTGAAGCCGCACGCAGGGCAAAGGGCCAACTTGGGCGGTTTGAGATAGGCGCACTTCGGGCATTCCTTGGGAAGCCTGATCGCCGTCCCACGGTTGGAGTGGTCGGGCGTCCTGCCTACATGCAACCCGGTATAGCTGGCGTCGATGTCGGTGACGAAGCCCAGCCGCGTGTGGTTGTCGGAATGATCGAGGATCAGGCACTCGTCTTTGCCATCCGCCGTCCTCAGGCCGCGACCGACGATCTGGACGAATAGCATGTCGGACTTTGTCGGCCTGCACATACTGATGCAGCGCACATCCCAATCAATCCCCACGGTCAGCGTGCCTACATTGCACACCACCTTGATCGCCCCGCTATGGAAGTCGCGCTTGAGCGCCGCGCGTTCGTTGTCCTTGGTGAAGGCGTCCTGATAGCCGCATGGCACACCCGCCGCCTCGAATTGTTGCTGCAGATGCTTGGCGTGGGCGCGGTCCACCGCATAGCAAAGGGTCTTGTCCTTGCCCCATAGCCGCTGCCATGTCTCGACCGCATCGGCAACCAGCGATCCCTGCTGCATCGCCTTGGACAGTTGCCCCTCATGGTAGTCGCCCGCCAAGGTCTTGACCTCGGACAGATCAGGATGCGTCGGCGCATAGACCCTGAAGCGCGACAGGTGCCCGTCATCAATCATCTGCTGCGTGGTCGAGGCGCGATGAAAGTGCGTGAACCACGATCCCAACCCCTTGGTCCAAGGCGTGGCCGATAATCCGATAAAGGGAATGTCGCCCCACTCAGGCATTTTGTCTTTCGACATCCAGCGTTCATAGAACGAGAACCACTTGTGGCATTCGTCCACCATCACCAGGTCCGCATCCGGCATCGTCTCGCGCTTCGACAATGTCTGCACCGATGCAATCTGCACCGGCTGCGACCAATCGGTCATGTTGTGGTTCGCCTGAATGACACCGATGTCGTAAATTTTCTGGCTGTAGAACATCTCGACGGTCTGATCGACGAGGCCAATCGTTGGCACCGTGTACAGAACCTTTTTCCGGCGCTCACGCGCATTGTTCACGATGGCCGACGCCAGCACCGTCTTTCCGAACCCGGTCGGTGCCTGCATACATATCCGCCGCTCGCCGTTCCCCACTGCGCTGCGCAGGGCCTCAAGTGCATCCGTCTGATCAGTGCGTAGTGATCGCATTGTCGCCTCCTGACACTCTGTCGATGATTTCGTGGGCCAACTTCACCGCCGCGTCGCGACCCGGCCCTTCGTCAAGGCCATTCAGCGCGTGTGCCGCCACCATCACGCAGGCCATCGCCACGTCCATCACCCGCGCGCCATCCACTGTCTCACTGATCGCCGCCGCAAGACTGTCCATGTATTGGTCATATTCCGATCTGGGCATTGCCTTTCCTTTCAGTGCTTCGCCTTCAATTTTTTCAACATCTGCTCGCAGGCCCGCTCCGCATCAATGAACCGCTTGAAAGGCCCGCCTTCGATGATGTGCGCAGGTGCCGTGTTGAACGGCATCATGACTTCCGCTTCGCTTTTCCAACTCGCGATGTATCCGGTCCACTCAGGATCATCATGGTCCTCGTCGTCGTAGCCGATGACGAAGTGATAGCCGCCGCTCGACGCTCCCCATGTCCGATAATCCGGCAGCGGCGTTTGCTTTGCTTCAAACCGCATTGTCCCTTGCCTTTCTCAAGTCGTCCTCGCGCTCGCAATGCACATCGTTCCAATCCTGACCCAACGGCGGCAGGCGCACGTCCACCGTTCGCGCGATGCCATCGCGCTGCGCTTCGAACACCAATCGCTTTGCAAGTTTGAAGGCCGACGCCTGCCCCGTGTAGGACTTGTCGGCATCGGCAAAGATCGTGATGACCATCGCCTCTGGCGGCGGCACCCATGCCTCAAGCATCCCGGCGGATGTCGTCGCCCAGCAGGGCTTCTTGAACAGGTGCGTCACCGACAGTGCGGTTTCGATGCCCTCGGCAATCCCCATGTATCCCGCCGCCGCACCGAAGCGGATCGCGCCACCCATCGGCAGATCACCCGGCATGAACATGCGAACCGGCGTGACGTTGGCCTTGCGGCCATCTTCGGTGAGATAGGTGCGGTGGAGTTGCTTCGGTTTGCCATTCGCGTCGATCAATCGCGCCAGCATTCCAGCATGGTGGGTCCTGGTCGGATAATGCAGCAGGCGAGGATGATATTTCAGGGACCGATGCAGACTAAGACCGCGATTGCGCAGATACAGGCCCACCGGATCGTCGTCGTTGACGGGACTTGCCTCAAGCCAGAGGGCGTTCAATTCCGCCACACTCGCGACCTTCCTCGCGGCAACCGCTTTCGGTTCAGGAAGATTTCCGATGATGCGGTCCACTTCGCTCGCCGCCTTGGCGAAGTCCCAGCCTCTGACCAGTTGCAGGAGCTTCAATCCCTTGCCCGCACCGCATCCGCTGCAGAAATAATCCCCGTCGCCCCTGACATCGGTGAAGCGGAACCGATCAACGCCACCGCAGGCGGGGCAGGGTTGGTGTTTGCCATTCAGGATCACCGACGCCACCCCCAAGGCCGGGAGGATTTCCCGCCACCGCTTATGCGATGCCTCGATGGTCGGTGTTTTCATTTTTCGGGGTTCCCTCTCTCCTACTGAGAGACTGTTAAGTGGTTCTCTTTCTTAATATCTTCCCCATGAACCGAAGCAGGCTCTAGTCCCCCTTACCCCGTTCAATCGCCATCCCAATTCGGGCAGGCGTCCGCGATCCGGCGAGCAGGCCGGTTGGCAGAACTTGACGTGGAGGGGAACTAGAGCGCGGTGCGCACCGCCTCTTGTCCGGATGTTGGGGACGCGCGTCCGGACAGGGAAAACCCTCAGTCCCGCGAGAAACCGGAACCTTGATGGGCTGGAAAGGATTGACTAAGATGCGATCCGATATAGGTTTGCATCAAAGGTCCAACGCCTTGCGCATCAAGGTTTCGGATTGAAGGGCCATCGGACTTGCGATCCGGTGGCCCTTTCCTTTTTCAACCCTGATCCGACTCGCGTGCTTTGGCAAGATGGAAAGACCTGACCCCGCTCAGAAAAAATAGCGGGCACATCCTGACCTATTCGCTTGCCCCAGATGTAGCATCCCCACCGATCCCCACCCACAATCGGTTGATCCTCAGGTTCCAAGGTCAAGGAACCACCGCTCCTTTGGCATCATCACCCAAGGCGTCAGGCCCATCTCGCGCTGCGCCAGAGGCATGGTCCACGCATCGCCTGCCGCGATCCGCCGCTTCATCAGGCGATAGGGAACGCGGCGGTGTACGAACCCGCCCGCCTCGTCCTTGAAGTGACGCTCGGCAGGCACCTTGCCTAAATACTTGAAATTGCTCGCCGCATAGATGCCGCCGCACTGCCACTCAGTCGTGCGTCGTGCTGGAACGACCTGGCCGTTCTCAGACGGGTCGGCATACGACACCACGAAGCGCACCGCGTTCTCCCGCTTGAGCATCCGGTGGCACCTCGCGAGAAAGCCCGACAGCGGAATGATTGAACGGCCCTTGTCGCCCTTTCGGCATAGGCGCTTGAGCGTGCAGTGGTTCTGCCGCGTGACAGGAAGGCCCGTCATCCGCGCGAGTGAGGCCCCGCCGTCCATGTTCGCCCCGATGCCATAGGCCGCGACGGCATAAAGCTCGGTGCCGATGAACAGGCCAAAGAACCAGTTCTGTCCGGTCGGGCAGTTGCGTGAGTAGTGGTGCTTCTGGATGAACGGCTTCGCCAGATCGAGTTCGATCCGTTGCACGGTAGTGGCCCGTTTCTGATCCACCGCAAAATTCAGAAATAATTGCTCAGTCATCGCCGCCACTTATCATCCGATCTTGACACTTGGCAAGGTCGCCTTATCGTTCACCTCGCGCCGACATTGGCGTAACAGGCCCAGCCATTGCGGCAGGCCGCTTTCTGGAGGTTATGATATGACTGTTCCTGTCATCAGGATGGTTCCGCTCAAGAAAATCTTTCTTGATGCCGACCGCGAAATCATCGGAGTTCGCACCGATGAACACCCGGAGGGCCAACGCTCTCCTCATGGCCGCGAGGGCCGTGGCTATCAGCGCGATCCTTGGACGCGCATCAAGTGGGTGAATGATCGCGTCAATATGTTCGATGATGCGAAGTGCCGCCCCATCGAAGTCGCCAAGCGCCCGAACGGATCGTATGCCGCGATTGACGGTGGCGGTCGCTGGTTAATGGCGCAACTCGCTGGCCGCGAGACAATCGAGTGCCGCGTCCATGAGGGCCTGACCCGCAAGCAGGAAGCCATCCTGTTCGCGGAGTTCGACAGCGAGACTTACAAGTTGCGCTCCATCGACACGTTCATCGCCATGATTGCCGGTGGCGATCCGATGGCGGTGGCGATTGCGGAGGCGGCCCTGCCCTATCGCATCGCGGTGAGCGGCCCCGGCACACTCAAGGCGGTCGGTGCCCTCACCAATATGTATCTGGCGTTCGCCCCGAACTATCAGAACGGCCTCAAGTTGATTGCCAAGACCATGCCGCTGGTTGCGCAGGCATGGTCGAACTACACGGAGGGTGGCGAAACCTCCGGAACGCCCATCGACGGCAAGTTCCTGAATGCCGTGGCGATGGTAGTCGAGGTCGCAGGCCGTGGCCTCGACCGCGAAATCCTGCTCCGCGTTCTGCGTAGCAACTCTCCGACGCTGATTACGAAGAAGGTCCACAAGGTCACGGGCGACTACCCGACGACCCACTTCTTTACGATCACCGCCGCCAAGGCCCTCGCGACGGTTTACAATCGCGCGTTCGCCAACGACACGGCCAAAAAGGTCACCAAGGAAGCACTCGACAATTGCTCCCTCTGGGAAACCATTCAGGAAGGCCGCACATTCTCGGCGGTGAAGCGGCAGGCGCAACTTGAGGCGCGCGAGGCCGCATAATTCAGAACAGGGTGTCCTTGGAGGGGCGGGGCTTCGGTCCCGCCCTTTTCTGTGCGAACAGGGGCGTGGACTTGACGCCAAGGTCGGGCCGCAGATGGCAGCACTGATAATCCCATAGCGCGCACGCATCCGCCTCGTCGTAGTCGGCCACATTCCACCCAAGGGCCTGACAGCGTTCCATCACCATCGGCTTCGCAATCGCGGCCTTGAGGTTCTGCCCGATGAAGTGCGACCGCACCTGTCCGACCGATGCCTCGCGCAATTCCACATAGTCGTGGCAGAACTCTTCCAGATTTTCAGCGAGGCCAATCAATAACTTGATTGTGTCGATGTTAGTTTTTCCCGCCATAATCGAGGGGATGGCAGGACTTTCAAAGACGATCAGGTCCGGTTTCTCCTTGCGCATCTCGCAGATGGTTTCCAACCACTCTCGAAAGGCGCGATAGGCCGCCGCCCTTGATCCACCCGGCTTGATGAACCGCGTGTGTCCAAAGACCGGAACCTTGCCGGGTCTGCCGAAGCACCACCCGGTCACGGTCGCCAGGTCGAGTGCAAGCACGTTGCCGGTGAAACTCACTTGTTTTTCCATTCGTCAAAGAGATAGCCGACGATCCACCCAACAATGAAGGCGGCGACCGCCGCCGCCACCATCGTTGGTAGCCAATCAGGCAACGCGGATCGACGGGCCGCCATCGCGGCGCCTGCGATACGCAAGTGTCCCGATGCCTGCGAAACCCAGCAGCATCATGCCCCATGTCGAAAGCTCAGGCACCGCCGCCTGCACTCCCGGCGTGAGAAAGAAACTGTCGGGGCCATCGTTGATGTTCGTCATGCGAGCAAAGAACGCATACTGATGGTCAGCAACAAGCCCGTTGGTCGAGAGGCCGGTCAACTGGAAGTCGGGAAATCCGGTTCCGTTGTTCGGTGCCAACAGGTCGATGCCATCGTTGATGTCGGGCAGGAACGCCGCCAGCACCGTCTTGCTCGTCAGGTCGAGGAAAAAGAAACTCTCCAAGGTCTGAGGCTTGTTGGTGTCGTTCACGTCGATGCCGATGCCGAAGCCGCCATTGATGCCGCCAAGGGCATTGACCACCGCGATCAACTGCGCACCGCTGTAGTTCACCGCAGAGATGGTGTCCGACAGAAGCCCCGTGTCACGCAGATTGCCCGACGAGAAGAATGCCTCGCTGGTCAGGTTTCCCTGATTGCCATAGTCGGTGTAACCGAAGCCAAGGGCCGTGTTGGTCTGGTTCGGTTGGTTGGCACCGCAGATGATACAGGGATTGTTCTGCGGTTGATTGCCGGGAGGTTGCGCGGTGCTGAAATTCAACAGCGTGGTGCTGCCGTTGACGGTCCAGTTCAATCCGCCAAGTGGCCTAACGATGTCAGCACTGGCAGGCGTGGCGAGCGCGGCCAGCGCAGCGCAGGCGAATAGAAGTTTTCTCATGTTGGGTTTCTCCTCAAGGTGCAAGTCGCACCGCTGATCGCAACGTAGTTCTGCGATCAATGCTGCGTCTGGACCCAGGTCAGAAACCAGTAACCGGCGGTGAAGGCGGCAAACCCTATCACGACATGAAGCCACCACCGCCGCCGGGTCATTTCAGTAATTCCGCCAACTCATCAAGCGAACGATAGGGCGGCGGGTTCCACCAGCATCCGCACGCCTCATGCCAGCGCGTCGGATGGTTCATCCCTTCGCGCCCGTAGAGCCAGCCGACCAACTCGACGCGATAGTCGGCATAGACCCACGCCAAGACGTGCGGCAGATCGCGCTTGTCGTGCGGCCTGATACCAAGGTCGAGGCCGGGACCGGGGATCGGCCTGCTGCGAACTTCAATCACTCCACCAACGTCGATGGCGTTGATCTTTCCGACCTCTGGTGTCCACTTCAACCTGAAGTGCTTCGCGACAGCCGCCTCCGCAACGCATCCGTTGACCGTATAGCTCAACGGATTGTCGGGGCCGTTGCCGTATCGCACCTGATTGTTCTGAATGCAGTCGGCGGCGATTGCCTTCCCGACAGCGATGGCCTTTTCCAGCCAGACCGGCGATAAGGTGACGATCACTTTTTTCTGGCCTTGAGCGACATCACCTTGCCGATGCCCTTGGCCTTCAACTCGACCACCTTGTCGATCTTGGCCTTGTTGGACTTGACGGATGCCAGCCGTTCCTGTTCGCGCTGCTCGCGCATCTCGCGCAACTGCTGCTCGCGCGGCCCCATCTTTTTCTCGCTCATCGTCTATCCTCCGGTAATACTCGACGCACCACTCATCAATGTCGGCCTGCGTGAAGCCGCTCGCCTGCATCTCGCGTTCGAACCGCGCCTTGTCGATGGTGTTGTTCCCGTAATTGAACAACAGGCGGTCCATCACGTCATACTTGGACGGCTTCTCCGCAGGCCGCGCCATCTTAGGCCGCCGCCGTGGGGAACTGCTCCACGTTGCTCTGTTCCGCCGGGGCCGCCTTGGCCTTGCGCGGCTTCTTCACGGCTTTCGGCAGATCGGCAAACAAGGCCAACTGCTTCTTGTCGCCGCGCGCCTTCACGACCTTCTGCAAGAGTTTGAGGTTCTCGCTTTCCAGATCGGTGATCAGGCCGTTGAGCTTGGTCTGCGTCTGCTCGATCCTGATCTGGAGTTTCATCACCTTCTGCGGGATGCCCTGCGCTGCGCCGCGCTCGTAGACCGCCGCGATTATCTCGCGCTGCTTGCGGGCCTTGTTCATGTAGGCGCCGCGGGCACTTTCCAGATCATCGAATGCCGCCAGCACGTCAGTGACGATGCCGTTCACGACCCTCGGGGTGATTTCAACTTCGACTTGCTTGGCTGCTTTCGCCATAGGTTTTCCTTTGAGGGGTTGGTGGGTTGTGGAAAAGTTTATAGTGCTTCCTGCAATATGGCGACCTGGACCCAGCCCAATCATTTCCACGAAGCATTCCGCAGACCATCCGCAGGCCATCGGTGCCGATGACGTCGAGGATCGCCTTGCAGCCATCCTCAGGATTGTCGAGATAGTTGACGCCTTCGCATCGCATGACCGGCGGTGGCGGGAGGTCAGGCTCGATAGGGGCCACGCCAATCGGTGCCCTTCGGTTCCGCACTCTTGGTTCGGTCATGGTCTGCTCCCGGTGGTATTGCCGCGCGAACCGTGCACGGCCTATGCGGCTTCGCCTGCCGCTGATTGCACTTCGGGAGACGTTATATCCTGAGGCGGCCATTCCATCGGCCACCTTGGTCAGCGTACCGCCCTCATCCCACAACTTTATGAGGAGGGCGTCCGCTTCCTCGGTCCAGATCATTTAGATTTCCGTGTTTTCTTGAAGATGTCGGGCCGGATCGAGGACGGGGCCATGTCGATAACCCCGGCAACGATATTGACCCATTGCGGCGGCACCCGCTTCCACTGATAGACCGCCGCCCGATGTACACCGCAGGCCCGCGCGACCTCTGTCGAAAGCCCGCGCGTCGTGCGGATTTTCGTCATGGCCTTGTCGAGTTCGTCCAATTGCGCAGTCATAGTTCCTCCATCCAAAGGGCCTTATCACCCGTCCCGAAAAAAAAGGCAAGGCGGCCTTTCCCAGCCGCTTGCCAATCCTGAAAATCAGGCGTACTACCGGAAAGGGCGGAACGGTTCCGCCGCTATTGGAGCAAGCTCATGAAATCTGGTCTTACCTTGCAGCAGTTGGCTGCGGAAATCGAGCGGCGATCCGCCGCCAAGAAAGACATGGTTGTCTCGACAAAGAATATCGAGATGACCGAAAACCTCGACCTGATCGTCGCGGATCGCGATCAAGTAAAGATCAACAAGGTGGCGCATGATCAGATTGCGGCACACACTGAAATCCCCAAGAAATACTACGACAAGATGCTCGCGGATGATCCCCGCCTCTTGGCGAACAACGTCAATACATGGTTCCGCAAGTATCCGGTGCCCCGGATGCTTCGCACGCTGGATCAGACCGCCCGCGCATTGCTCTCCGACCGCTATCGCCCGTTGGAGAACGAGGACTTGGCCCAAGCGGTTCTGCCGCCGATCATGGAGCGCGGCCTTGACGTGATGTCGAGCCAGATCACCGACACCCGCCTGTACATCAAGGCGGTCGATCCCAAGGTGACGAGGGAGTTGGCGGCCATCGGCGGCAAGTTCGGTGACGGCCAGCACAATATCCTCCGCATGTTGGCCCCGGCGATCACCATCAGCAATTCTGAGGTCGGGCAGGGTGCGCTCGCGATCCTCGGCGGCGTCTATGATGGGTTCTGCTCCAACCTCGCGACATTCGGTGAGCGCTCAACGCGGAAATATCACGTTGGCGGAAAGCACGTCATCGAGGGCGACGAAGTCTATGCCCTGCTCTCCGACGAAACGCGCCGCAAGACCGATGCCGCGACATGGGCACAGGTCGGTGACGTGGTGCGGGCCGCCTTTGACGAGGCGCACTTCAACTCGCTCTGCGACAAGATCAGTGCCACGCAGGCCGACAAGATTGAAGGCGATCCGGTTCAGGTGGTGAAGCTGACCACCTCGCGCTTCGGCCTGACGGAAACCACCGGCACGTCGATCCTTCGCCATCTGATCGAGGGCGGCGATCTGTCCCGCTTCGGCCTGTACAACGCGATGACCCGCGCTGCGCAGGATGTCTCCGACTATGACACGGCAACCGCGATGGAACGCCAAGGCGCGCAGATCATCGAACTGCCGAAAGCAGAATGGAAGGTCTTGGCAGAGGCCGCCTGATCCGCCGCCACCTTGTATCGCTTGTCGGCGCGGGGAGTGGGCGGTGTCCACTCCCCCAGCCAAGGCTCGAAACCAACTTTCCCTGAAAAATTTCGTGAGGCGAAGCCAATGAAGATTGAAAAGTGGTCTGGAAAACCGATCACCAAGCCGGGGTGGTATTCCGGCATCCCGATTGAAAAATATCACTCGCGCGGCATCTGCGCTGGCCCTGCGGTGTCATCCTCCGACCTGAGGACATGCTGGTCGAAATCGCCCGCGCATATGTATGCACGCTGGGCCGAAAATCCCGACCGCGAGGAGAAGCCCAGCACCCGCCAGATGATCCTCGGGTCTGCCGCGCATCATCTCTTTCTCGGTGAGGAGAATTACAACAAGCGGTTCGTGATGCAGCCGGATAAGTATCGCGACAAGGTGACGGCAGAGGAAAAGCCTTGGCACAACGGTGCCGCCGTCTGCAAAAAGTGGAACGCCGATATGGAGGCGAAGGGCCTCACCATCGTCGTGCCGAAAGAACTCGACGCGATCAAGAAGATGGCCGCCTCACTCACCGTCGATCCGATGGTGCAGAACGGCATCTTGAGCGGCAATGTAGAATGCTCCGGGTTCTGGAAAGATCAGGAGACAGGGTTGTGGGTGAAGGTTCGCCCCGATGTCATCCCGATGTCGGATGGCGACTATGTGGACCTCAAGACCGCCGCCGATGTCACCACCCCTGCCCTGCAATATTCGATCCGGTCTTACGGCTATCATATGCAAGGGGCCTTGGTGTGGGAGGCGGCGGATGTCCTGCGGCCCGACGCAGTCTTCGCCACCTTCGTCCTGCTGTTCATTGAAACCGCAAACCCATACTGCGCTCGCTCGGTGCCGGTCCATAAGGATGATCTATCGCGGGGCCGGTTGCAGAACCGCATGATGATGCAGCAGATCGCGTTGTGCATGGTGGAAAATCGCTGGCCCGGACCTGGTGACGACGATCACCGCGAACTGCCGATGGCGAACGATGAGCGCACCCGGATCGACGCGCGCCTCAAGGCGGGAGGGTTGCTGCCATGAGTGACGTTCCGCGCCATTGGAAACCGCTGGTGAAATTGCGGCCCGATGAAATGATCACGCGCATCGAAGTGGTGCGCGAGACAATGAACCACTACGGCATTGATGAAGCCGCCGCCCGTGCCATGCTCGATGCGGAACACTCCAAGTGCGATTGCTTCGTCAACAATCTCTATCAGGTTCAAGTCGGCGTCTGCGGCCCCGACAACAACATGCTGCATATCAACATCAGGCGCCGCGATGGCGGGGCCATCTTCGATTGGCGGCATATGCAGCAGATCAAGAATGAACTCGCCGGTCCCGAACGCGAGGCGTTCCAGATTTTCCCGGCGGAAAGCCGCAAGGTCGATACGTCGAACAAGTATCACCTGTGGGTTCTGCCGGTCGGGGCCGCCTTCAATGCGGTCGGCTGGCAGGATCGCGACGTTCAATATGAGGAGAACCGGAATGTGCCGGGTCTGAGACAGAGGGCACTATGATGAACAGGACCAACTCACCAACGAAAGGCGACCACTACATTGGCGAACGCATTCGAGAGGCGCGGATCGCCAACGGGCAGTCGATGAAAGATGTCGCGGCCATGATCGGTGTGTCGTGGCAGCAGATGCAGAAATACGAAGCGGGCACCAATCGCGTCAACGGCGCGCGGATTGAATTGCTGGTGACGGCATTGAACCGCCCCTTATCATATTTCTTTCCCAACGCGACCGATGTCCGCTTTACTGCGGACCCCGCAATTGATGCCCTGCTCGCCTCAAAGGACGGACAGGAACTTGCACGCGCATATGCGCGGATCACGGCGACACCAGACCGCCGCTTGGTTCGTGACTTGGCATCCCGTCTGGCGAAGGAGCGAGCGAATGGTTGACGTTGCAGAAGTTGAGAAGCGCACCGACTTGGTGAAGGCGCGCGGGATTGAAATCGGCACCACTCTTGGCGGGATCGTCATTCAGTCGGTGGCCGACCTTGAGCAGATCAGTCTGCGCCTCGCGCGCGGCATGGTCGCGGTGCCGCTGCACTGCCGGGATCAACCCGGTGTCTGCTACGCACTTTGTATGCAGGCGTTGGAGTGGGGAATGCCGATCATGTCGGTGATCAACAACTCCTATGTGCCGCGCGGTGGGGATCGCATCGGTTTCCAGAGTGGAATTATCCACGCGGTGATCGAGAAGAACGCGCCGCTCAAGAGCCGCCTGCGATATGAAATCGTCGGTGAGGGGCAAGAGCGCCGGTGCAAGGTCTGGGGCACCTTCAAGAGTGAGGAGAAACCGCACGAATACCTGAGTGAGACGCTGGCGAAGATGCACCCCGGCCACGTCACCAAGGACAACGTGAAATATGTGAAGGGGTCGCCCCTCTGGGATACGAACCCGGAGGTGCAGATGTTCTATTCGGCATCGCGGCAGTGGGCACGCCTGTTCGCTCCCGATGTTCTGCTCGGTGCCTACACACCTGAGGAAATCGAAACCGCGCAACCCATCGACGTGACACCCATCACGTCGCTTGCGCAGAGATTGCGTGATGCAAAGAAAAATCACGCAGGCGACCGTGGCTTCGATGCGGCGCACATCGCGCAGCAGACCGGGGCGACGGTCATTGAAGGCGATGCCAATCCCGGCACCGCGATAAAGGAGGCGAGTGATGAAGATACCAAAGGACGCGACGGTGAAACTGGAAGCGTCGGAGGGGACGATCACCTTGACGGTGCAGTCCTCAATCAAGACGAAGGGGGACGCGCTGCTGCTGTCGGCGGCGATCAAGCAGATGTCGAACAATCTGCCGGATCGGCTGGCGATCATTCAGAAGCCCAAGGTGAAGGCGAAGCCCAACGCTCGCCCAAGCCGCGCAAGCGGAAATAGCTCGGATGCTGCGGCAACGCAGACCCCGGCAGAGTGATCTTGGTTACTTGAAATGGCTGCGGGCACAGCGATGTGCCTGCGGTTGCCTTCAAGGCCCGCCCTGCGATGCCGCGCACCTCCGCGCGTCATCGTTGCGATACGAAAAAGACATCACTGGCATAGGTCGGAAACCGGATGATAAGTGGGCCTTGCCATTAAAGCACCAACATCATATGGCTCAACATCACCACGGCGACGAAGTCGGGTGGTGGCAGGCGCACGGGGTCGCTGACCCGTTCGCGCTCGCTCAGAAATATTATCAGCGTTATCTCAGGAGCAAGTCCAATGAATGATAAGTCTCACGCGCACCTCCGGGTCTTGGAGGAGGAAATCCGACGCGGTGAAGCCATCGCGCGTCACCCGCGCACGCCGATGCCTGAAAGGCCGCTCGATGAACTCGGCAGGATGTCTGCCGAAGCGGTGCTGGCGCAATACGAAGCCACCGCCAAGGAAGTCGAGAAGATGGGCGAGATGGTGAAGGCGATGGTCAAGCGCCTCGGGCAATCCCTGATCGAATGCGACAACGACATGAAGGTGGTGGCGGAAACCGCGCAAGCGATCCGCGACAAGGGCAAGCACAACGAGGCCCTGATCGACCAGATCAGCAATATGTCGAAGGCCATCCGCGAGACGTGCGGCGACTTTCAGAAGCGCATGGGTGCGTGATCTTGGCCCCGGTCAAGACCATCCTCGGCGGGGTCGGCATCCTTGCGGTGCTGACCTACGCCGCGATGCACCGCCCATCCCCTGCGGAAACCAAACCCGTCGCCCACGACCGTTTTGATGTGGCGTGGTCCGATGTGATGCAGACGACCGGCGGCTCGGTGCTTCGCAAGGCGGATCAGGAGCGGGTCGCCACCTCCGAACCCGTGCCGGTGCAGACCGAACGGATCGTGCCGCCGACGAAAATTCCTCCGGTGGTCCTGGTCGAGGAGGAACGAACGGAGGATAGTCCGCGACGGTCGCGGTCAAGGAAGCAAAGGCACGCGGCGGTGCGGGATGTCTGCACCCGGCATGGGATGCACAAGGTCGTCACGCGAGGCGGAAAGTCGTGGCGTTGTAAAAAATAGCGTGGAGTTCCAGTGACTTCTGATGATCCACGAGAAGCAAGACCGGCCCCGCCCTGCATCAAGTGCGGCGAGCGGCCCCGCGTCCAGCCCTTCAAGGAATGCCGCCCTTGCCTCAACCGGCGATACCGCGCGCAGAACTTGAAGGCGTGGCGCACCCGAAAGCGGATGGCGGCAATGAGGAGGAAGGCATGAAAGACCGCATCAAGGACAAGCGCGATCACCTGATGAACGGCGGCACCAAGTGGGTGTCGCCAAACTTCGACAGTCCAACCCCGGTGCTGCCATTGAGGCCGCCCCGAAAACCCAAGGAGGAGCCTATGCCTTATGTGGCCTTTGAAACTTGCACGGTCCCGGTCGGCGGTCAGCCGAAGCGAGGTGCGAAAGCAACGTGCGGTTTCTGCCAGCGAACGGAAAGTCTGCACATCAATACGATGCGCAGTCACGGCGGTGACGAGGAACAGGTCGAGAAGGCCGTCGCCCGCAAGTTTGAGAATTTAGGCTGGAAGGTCGGCAGGACCGCGACCCAACATCGCTGCCCTGCCTGTTTCGCTGCTCTGAAATCCGCCTCTGCCAAGAAACGGGAGAACCACGATATGGACAATAAAGTTGTTTCAATCAATCCACCACCGCCCACCCCTGATCCCGTCATGGTCGCCGTCGAGGCGGCACCGCGGCGCCCATCGCGCGACGAGCGGCGAATTATCCACAACAAGATTGACGAGAATTACGTCAGTGAGGCTGTCGGCTATGCCGCTGGCTGGAATGACAAGCGGGTGGCATCCGACCTCGGTGTCCCTCAGGCATGGGTGGCGGAAATCCGCGACGAGAACTTCGGCCCGAATGTGGACGAGGCGCTGGTCGCGGCGATGGCCGATGGCAAGGCGATGCTGGAGGAAATTCAGGCGGCCCGCATGACGGCGGAACCGATGCTCAAGGCCCTGAATGAACTGATCGCAAGGTCGGCCCGCATCGAGCAGGCGTTGCAGTCTTTCGGGGAGGGCAAGTGATGCCCAAGCATGAACTGGTGGACATCGCCGCCGAACTCAAGGTCGAAACCAACGCGGCCTATCGCATCTTCGATGGTGCCCGCACGGAGTGGGTGCCAAAGTCGCAAGTCGAGCGCAACGATGACGGCACCTTCACGATGCCGGTCTGGCTGGCGACAGAAAAGGGGTTCGTCTGATGGTGGCGCGATCATTCACCAATCCCGACTATGGCCGCGAGGTGCGCGTCGAGGTGCAGGGCGACGAAGTCGCCTTGGTCTTCGTGGCGGACAGTGAGGCCAAGGCCAACGATCTGGCGGAAAACATCCTCGGCCAACTCAAGTCCGGTTCGATCAACATCACCCTCATGGGGAAACCGACGAAGGTGACGGAGCTATGAGCGACCGGCGAGAGGCCCGCGTGGTGGTGTCAGGGAAGCAAGTTTGCCTGATCCTGCTTGCCGCCGACGAGAAGGAGGCGGATGCCATCGGCCTTGCCCTGCAAAAACAGTTGCAGACCGGCGGGATCAATATGACCCCGCTCGGGCAGGCCGCCTGCTTCAAGGAGGGATAGGGGCCGGATATGGCCCAGCCACGGATCAATTCTAAGGGCCACTGGTGGGCCTGAGGCTTCCGGGGCCATAACCCCCCATCCCTGCCCGAAATAACGCACCCCGGCGGCCCGCCCGCCGGGGATTTCGGTCCCTTTTAGCATCCCTTGCAGATGGACGGCGGCCCCGGCGGATAAGGCGGGAGCGGATCGACTTGGGATGCAGGCGGATCAGCGAAAGGTGGCGTGCGGCAGCACCCCGAAAATCGAGAGGATGCCGACGATCACCAAGACCGCGATGATGATCATCAGGCCCTTGCCCAGAAAACCCTCCTCAGGATTGACGCCCATCCAGAACTTGATGATGAGCGCGATCAGGATCAGGACGGCGGCGGCGACTAAGAAATACATGGTCAGTCCTCCCGGTATGGATAAATCACTTCAACCTCGTCGTCGGTTTCAATCCCAAGGTCGAACATCAGACCCGGTGACAGGTCCGCGATGCGGCCCGTGCTTTCATGCGGTCCCCAATCCGCCGGGAACGCGGTGAGTTCGACGCCGGTCTTGAGCGCACGCACCAAGGCCACGTTCTCGAGCAGGGTCGGCTTCGGCGTGCGGTCGTAGTCCCAGCGGCACGCGATGTAGTGGATGTGCGGGTTCATTCTCCGCGCAAGGCCGGTGGTGTCCTCGGGCTGGTACGGCAGGAAAATGTGCGGGGCCATCTCGATGTCATAGATGAACGCCAGTGCCTCACACCCCTCCACGCCCTCGTCCTCGGGACCGCCAAAGTGCGAGCATCTCCCTATCGCATGGAAGTCTGCGCTCTCGGGAGGGATCGGCTCGACGCCGGTCATGTCACCTCCCAAGACGGTCGCGATGTTCTCGCAGATCAGGTCGAAGTTCTCGCGATAGATTTCCGCGTCGGCCTCACTGTCCACGAAGCAGATTTCCAGCAACAGCGCCGGCATCTCGGTGTTGTTCAAAAAGAACAGGTCGGTTCTTTTCTTCGGACCCCGGTCGATCAGGCCCACCGCTGCGATGGCTTCTGAAATCTCATCCGCCAGGTCGTGCTGGGTGACGTAAAGTGTCTCGGTGCCCATCGGTTTTTCCACTTGCTCGTAGGCATTGAAGTGGACCGATATGTCGAGGTCGCGCGTCTTGGAATTGTGGAAGTCGGTGATGCGGTTGAGGTTCTCGTTCTGCGATTTACTCACATCGTCGTGATAGGTGACGACATCCACCCCGCGCGCCTTGAGGCAATCGGCCAACTGCTCGACTACCAAGCGGGCCTCGTCAACCTCGTCCAGTATTCCCGATGCACCACGGACATGCAGGCCGTGCCCTGAGGAAATCACGATCCGATTATATGCCATTGCTCGCTCCCTATGTTTTCGGTCCCTGCTTGCAGTCGCGAATATCCCTGACCATCTGCGCGATCAGGTCGGTCTGGTTCTTGTTCCGCTCGGCGGCATTGCTTGCGACCTCTCCCAAGACGTAGGCGGCGAACGCGAGGAAGCCGATATTGACCACCAGCAACGCGATGGCGAGCGGCACCGACCGCATCGCCTCGACCGTGGTGCTTGCGACCTTGCCGACCTGTTCTGGAATGGTCATTTCGGGTCCACCTTCTGCGGTGAGATGTGAAGCTCGCGCGTCATCACATCCACGATGCGCTCGATGCTGCGCTCGTTCCTTGCGATGTCCTGCTGGAGTTTGGCGATGTTCAATTTCATCTCCTCCATTCTCAGCACGGTGTATTCGGCCCCGCGCGTTTCCATCGTGTGGACGCGCGTTTCCAGTTTCACCATGTACGCGAAGCCGCTAGCCGCGCCTGCTCCCATGACGAGCAACTGCCCGAACAGGAAAATGATCAGCGCGGTCTGATGTTCGCTCAACCAACTTTTCACCCTGTCGTTCACGGCCATCCACCTTGGTTGGCCCGCCTCGTATTGCCCGCGCAATCCGCCGCGCGGTTTCAATCATAGCACGTCGCCGCGCCTCGCAGCCGCGACACATCACGCCTTGCCCGTCGCAACGCCTTCAAGCACTTCGATGCGTGCCTTCAATTCCTTCACCGCATTGAGCAAGGCATAGATCAGTGGCGTGGTGTCCAGTTCATGGATGTCGGGCACTTCCACGCCGTCGATAAACCCCGCGCGCTTCGTCACCATCTCAGGCATCACCTGATCGACATCCTGCGCGATCAGGCCGACGAACGGTTTCTGCGACACCGCCACGTCATGGTGATGGCTGTTCTCATATGGTGCCTCTGTCGGGACACCGCGCGTCTCCGGTGGCGTGATGTCCTTGCCATCCTTGTCGAGCTTCTGCGGCAGCGGCTTCCACGCTGGCGGCTCTGGCGTCTCGTTGGCCTTGAAGGTGTAGACCACCGGGTTCAGCTTGGCGATGTCATCCAGCCCGCGATTGTACTCCGACTTGATGTCCTTCGTCCGCCGGTCGGAGATGTCGATCCACGATCCGCCACCGGGACAATAGCCGCGCGCACTGACGACAAGATTGCCGTCCGGTGTCCAGCGGTTGTTGATGTTGATCATGTAGATGCCGCCGTTCGGCCAGAACAGGTTCGGGCAAACCACCTGTCCGGTCTCGCGCGGGATCTGGATCGGCGCGTCCCAGAGATTGCCGCCACCATCGCAACGGTACAGCATGAAGTCGCTGCCGACATTGTAGCTGGTCTCGGCATTCCAGTTGCCCATGCACATGATCCAGCGCGCAGAGTTGCCCGTTGAACCTTGGATGGTGTTCGCAGCACCCGCCGCTCCCTTCTTCATGTTGAACACGCAGTCGGCCACGCCGGGAGTTGACATGGTCATGCCGCCGCCTGTCGGGCAGTTCAGCGTAATGTAGCCGTTGAAGATCGCCTCGCCGTTGAGACGCTTGATCAGAAGCGGATTGCCCAGATAACCACCCGCGTCGCCAAAGCGAAGGACGGCGAGATCGGAGCCGTTGTTGCTGCCGCTCTCTGCGGTCTCGTCGCCCAGCTTCACGGCCCAGCGCGGGTTTGCGCCGCTGTTGCCGTATATCTGGTTGGCTTGACCGCTGCCGGTCTTCTGCATTGAGAACGAGGCGTAGGCTTCGCCTTTAATTAAAAGATTGCGCAGCGTGGTCTGGCCGGTCGAACGCCTGATGTGCAGCGGAGCGTACAGACCATTCACGCCTGCGTCCTCGTAGGCGGTGATGGCGAAGTCCGATCCGACATTGCCGCCCGTCTCTGCCGATCCTTCGCCCATCCGTATCAGCCAGCGCGTCTTGTTGTTGAACGCACCGTAGATGTCGGTGCCGTAGCCAACTGTCATTGTGTTGAGCGAGAGAACGCCGTAGGCACCGCTGGCGGTGAAGCCGGTGGAAACGCGCACGCCACCGCCATTGATGACCAGATCGGCAGTCATGGTGTCGCCAGCGCGATTGACCTTGGCGTTATTCAGATTGACGTCAGCCGCATCGACATAATCCTTGCGCACCGCATTGCCCGCCTGCGGCGCTGGCACCGATGGCAGGACGAGGTGCCCCGTCATCGTGTCGCCCGCCTTCGCAACGAACGCGGAGTTGGTGCTGCCCGTCCTGATTTCCCACGCGCCTGATGCCGTGCGGTAGATGTAGTCAGGCCCATCGGTCGGGCTGAAGGTCTGACCGTCAATCGGACTGTTCGGGAAATCGAATGCCATTTTAGCTCCTACCTATTCACCTCGGCGCCGCCGACCTGGACCCACTGCGACGAGTTTGCGTCCACGATAAAGATCATCAGCTTGCCTGCGTTGCTCTTGAACCAGAGTTGCCCGTTGACCGGAGATGATGGCGCGGTGTCGGATACGTCTGCGACGGCAGGGCCTCGCGGATGGACGTGATCCGCTCGCGAGTATAGCGCAGACGTTCCCGCCGCCGGGACGCCTTCAACGAGTGGAATTGCATTGCTCGGTGCCGCGCCACCCGCCGCGACCACTGCGTTGGTGACAAAGGCGGTGGTGGCAAGTTGCGTGGTGCTGGTCCCGCCTGTCGCTGTCGGTGCAGTCGGCGTGCCGGTCAGCGCAGGCGAGTTAAGCGGAGCGAAGGTGCCGGGACCGGCTATCGGAAGCACGGTTGTCGCCAAGCCGCCACTGTCGCCCTTGCCATAGTACAGCGTGTCGTCTTTTTCATTGTAGGCAATTTCAGCCGCCGCAAGAGAGGCTGGGGCACCGGCCAATCCTGTCGCTGCACGCCGCTTGATGCGTAGCGTGTCGGCCATCCTCAGAATGTCCCGCAGTCGAACGTGACGCCATCAATCGTTCCGCCCGTGATCGCCACCGCGTTTGCGTTCTGCAACGCCATCGAACCCAGCCCTGCGATGTCCGCGTTCGGGATCGTTGGAGAGGTGGTGAATGGATTGACGCCGTTGGCTTTGAGATAGCCAGCCGCAAACGTCGCCGCACCGGACCCGCCCTTGTTCACCGCGATGAGCGCGGCGTTCCATGTCCCGGTCGCGATAGTGCCGACCGTGGTGATACTGGCCTGTCCAGCATAGGCAGCGTCGATGTCCACACTGTCGGCACCAACCGAAATCCGCCCCGCCGTTCCACCAACGTCAACCTGGTTGCCGCTCTTGACCAGACCAGCACCAGCGACAAGCTGGCCCGCACCGGAGAATTGCGTCCATGCGACTGCCGTGGTGCCCAGCGTGCCACCGGCATCGACGGTGCAGACCCATCCGCTGTCGGCGTTGACCGTGCCCTTCTCGATGAACGTGAAAGCGGCGACCAGTTCGTTCCACACATCCGCATCGGGCGGTCGCGTCCACACGCCGGTCTGGACGATATAGATGCCATTGTTCGCCGGGACAGTCTGGTCTTTCACCAGCACCCGGTCGCCCGCGACGGCGGCGGCACCATCGACCGTCTGCGGACCCGATAGCGTGAGGTTGGCCGTGCTGGCGTATTGGCATGACGGCTTCGTGTCGATGCCCTGCGCAACGCCGTCCACATAGCCCTTGGTTGCCGCGTCTTGCGGCGCACTCGGATCGAGCAGGCCGGTGATACGCTTGCTATTCCAAGGCACGTCCACGGTCGGCGGCTGCAATTGATCGAGCCGCGTTGCGATCACGAAGGCGGTGGTCGCGAGCTTGGTCGTATTGTCGCCGTTCGCGGGTGTGGTTGCCGTGGTCGGCACGCCCGTGAATGCAGGCGAGTTGAGCGGGGCGCGCGAGGTGTCGGTCGGGTGGACGTGATCGCCCTTGGAGTGCGTGGACGAAGTGCCCGCCGCCGCAGTGCCGTCCATCAACGGCAGGGCCGACGATCCCAAACCCGCACCGCCGATTGGAATGACGGTCGTCGCCGTGCCGCCTGCACCGCCCGTGCCCTTGCCATAATAGAGCGTGTCATCGACCTCGTTGAACGCAAGCTCCGCGTTCGCAAGTCCTGCCGGGGCGCCCGGCGCACCGCCTGTCCTGCGCTTGATCCTTAGTACGTCAGCCATCAGAAATTCCCTCCATCAACAACGTCGCCCGATGCCATCAGGACTTGACGCCACGCGGCGGACTGCCGTCCGTATGCAATGCCATCCATTGGTGCTTCTTCGATCCCACCCGTTCCACTGCCGCCCGTCGAACTGATCGTCATGGTGTTCGCGGTGTCGTCGTAGTCGAGCGCGATGTTGCTTCCAGCGACAAGCAATTGCGCCACGCGATCATCGACCGCCTCTGGCAGACCGGGGGTGCCCGCGTCGAGATATGCGTCGAAGACCGTGTTCTGCTGCACCCATTGGTTCGATGATGGGTCCGCATAATACAGGTAGGTGTTTCCTGAATTGCTGTCCCACCACATCATCCCGTGCGTCGGGTTTGGTGGTGCCCCGTCGCCAATGTAAATCGCGGTGCCGGGGATGCCCTGTAATCCCTGATCGCCCTTGTCGCCCTTCTCGCCCTTCGGTCCCGTCTGCCCCGGCGGTCCCGGCACGCCCTGCGGTCCCGGCGGACCAACGTCTCCGACATAGATGGTTTCGACATCCTCCGGTGCCTGCACGACCACTGCTTCATCGAGCGTCTGCGGAATGACCTCAACGATAGCTTCCTCGTTGACGATGACGACATCATCGTCCTCGCTTTGAACGATGACGACTTCGGTTTCTTCCTCGACCTCGATAACCGTACTCATCTGGATGGCCCCGGATTGTTGGTGAAGGTGCCGGTCCAGATGCTCCGCTTGCCGCCATCGCGCGTCATCACATTCGAGTGGGCGAAGTCGCCGGTTTCCAATCGCTCCAGCCGGTCCTGCACTATCTTGATTGCGAACATCCCCTGCACCGGATCGGTCAGCGTGATTTCTCCGGTGTCAGTGCCAAGCCGCAACACCGCCGCCTCGTCGCTGGCGTGGCGACGCAGCATCATCACCATCGTCGCACCAGTGATGTCGATGGGAACGCCGCTGATCGTCTTGTATTGAAAGACCCGATTGAAGTCGGCGTCGTTCGCGACAGTGATATTGACGATGGTCATTTCTTTGCCTTCTCTGCCTTGGTGGCGAATGCGTTATCCACCTCCCTGCGCGTCTTGATGACGTTGGCGTCGATGCGCGCGATCAAGTTGCCCGCGATCATGAAGCAGTCGTTGGTGTGCGCTACCAGGTCGTTGACAAGCTGCAAAATATCCGCCGCTTCAAGACTGTGGATTTTTCCATCGGCGGATTGAAATGCAGTCGTAGCGGACGGGTTCTCTTTTTGCAGGATGTAGAGGCCCATGATGCGCGTCTGCGAGGCGGCGTCGGTGTGGACCTGAAGTCCCGCACTGCTGGTCATGCCGCCGAACTCTTTCTGCCTGCGCTTGAAGGCAACATAGTCGCGCAACCCGGCAAACAGATTGTAGGGCGTCAGCACTTCCTGAAGTGCCTCGTTGGTCTGCTTGCCCTTCATGTCGCGCGGCCAAGACTTCGGCACGTTGCCGTTCTCGATCCACTCCGCATAGTCCGCGTCCTTGGCCGTGACAATTTCCTGCTTGGCACTGCCGTAGACGCGGCCATCGTCCGCGAGCCAGTAATCGTTGAAGACGCTGAAGACCCGCATCCCGGTGATTTTTAGTGCGTGTTCGTTCTCAACCACATTGACCTCCTGTGCTTTCCTCTCCCGCGACGGTGCCGGGGAAATAGTTCTTGCCTTGACCTGTGTTGATGACGCCGTTCATGTAGGCGGCATATTTCTTTCCTGTCACGTTGGCGTAGCCGGTGATCGTCGGCGCGTAGTAGGCGTCGATGACGGAGTTCTCCATCGAGATGGCCCAATAGCCGATGCTCAACGGGGCAAGGATACTAAGTATCTGCCCGCCAAGATGGATGAAGCCGTTCTGGAACGACATCATGTGCTGCGGTGCGTTGCCACTGACGCGGAGGAAAGCGTCGGGGACGCCATTCTGCGGCCCCGCCAAGATCAAGGTAGAGGTCGATTGCACGCTGATGTGGGCGTCGTAGCAGGGACCGAAATCCATATTCCAGACACCAAGGATCGCACCGCCGAACAGGCGGACGCCGTTGCCCATATGCGGGGCCACGCCGCGACCGGATGACTGCACCTTGAAGCCGCAGATGTTCCAGCCGGGCGCCGAAACGAAGATCGCCTCGCCAGCGGTGGCACTGATCACCACGTTGCCGGGATTGGCGAGGTTGCCGGTGATCTGCACGCCACCAGAACCGTTCAATGCTCCGCAGGAGAACGGCGGATAGGTGCCGTCCGCGCAATAGACCACGATGTAATAGCCATTCATGTTCCATGACTGAGCGGCGGTGATGGCGCGCTGGACCGTGCGGAACGGACCATGCGACGTGCCCGCGATCACCGTGGCACTGGTGCCGTCATACAGCGTGTCGTTGCCAAGAAAGGCGTCGCAGTAATAATTCTTCGGCGCGGTCATGATGGCACCGATGGAGCCGGTGCCTTGAAGCTGAAGGCTCTCGCCGTCATCGACCAGCATGACCACTTCGCCAGCCGCCAACTCTCCACCCTTCAATGCCACGCCATCGCGCGTGACAAGCTCGCGCGGCGGAAGGTCGTTGATACTGATCGTCGCGGACCCCGTATTCGGGTTGATGATCTTGACGTTCCAGTGCTGCCCCGCCTTGTAAGCGGAGATCGGCGGATCGGCGTTGATCAGATAGACGTTGGGGATACCAAAGTCCTCGTAATAGATCAGCTTGCCGCTCTGCACGCCGCTCGCCAGCTGGAACAGGTCGCCATTGTCGGGGACCATCCCGGTCTTGCTGATGAGATGCACAATCTCGCGCTGCGGATATTCGATGGACGCGGCAGGCGGGATCGAACCCATCGTGCCGGTTTCGGGGTTGCCGTTGGTGTAGACGGCATCTTCGTCGGTGTTGCCGAATGGTGCGTTATATTTCACTTAACCCTCCTGTTCATGGTGTTCCTGCGATCCAGATGTGGCAGTGCGGATCGACGCCGCAGTGATGTTCACCGACCCTGAACCACTCGTAATTTTCGGCAGGCATCGACAACCCTTCATAGTTGAAGATGATGACCGTGTGCGCTGGCTTCCACCGATTGAGCAGGCACTCCAGATCGGTCGCGAGGCCGATGCGCAGATGCGGGTCAATGCCGGTCTGGCTCGCACCGCAACGGAACCATGTCAGCGATGCCTGATCGACGTACACCGTCCAATAGTAGCGGTTCGCCAACGGCCCCAAGCCGTAGTTCGGCCAGCCTGATAGCTCGCCTTCCTTCACCGGCCCGTCGCCGCGCGCGTTCATGATGGGCTGGCCCCATTGATTGCGCATGATCGGGTCGGGTGCCCCGGCGGCACCATACTGACGGCAATCGCCGCAGCCATCCATCGCGACAAAGAACGGGCGATATTCCTTGATGGTGATGTGGTAGCCAATCTCCTTGGCGACCTGAATGAAAAACTCCCGCGACTGAGCGCCCTCGATGGTCATTCGACGGACGAGTGCCTGCTGCCGCTCCGCGACGGATTGCGGTTCTTCATAGCAGGGGTCGGGCAGTCCCCAATTGCGCTCCCAATCCGTCAGCAAACCCGCTTGCGGCGGGTCGCCCTGCGACGGCAATGTTTTGCGGGGATCGCTCTCACGCTCAAGCAGTAGCGATGCCAGATATTCGACATCGCCCCAGATTTTCGTCAGGCCCTTGACCACCCGCGCGAGGGCACTCTCGCTGTCGCGCGGCCACGCCTGCCCCTGCGGAAGCAATGCGAGCATCGCTTCGGCATAGTCCTCTCCGCTCCGGGTGACGTGGCGATCAGGGTCGGTCATTTCGGATCAATGTCCGTGTAGAGAACGGTGCCCAGCGTCGGCATGTAGGCCGGTTCAGGCATGATGGTCGTCTCATAATCCAGTTCGTGCGTCTCCTCACCGACCGCCTGACTGATCGCCTCATCGACCCACGACCGATACCAAGTCTGTCCAGGTTTCGAGCGGCGCATCTCCAAGTCCTTGATCTGCTGCTCGATGCGTCCGCGAACGGTCGGGTCGTCCTTGGTGAGATGGCGGATGGTGATGTCGTAGAAAAACAGGATCGGTGCCATCACGAAGCAATCGTAAACCGTGACCGGACGCATCTTGTCGAGGTAGTCGCGGACCTCTGAGATGTCGTCCTCTGTCGGCAGTCCGTAATTGTCGGGATACAGGTCGTCCATCAGGAAGCGGATGGTCATCGTGCCGGGGCCGATTTCCTGCTCGGCCCACGCGCGGGTGACACCCGGCACCGACAGTGCCCAGCGCACATAGTCGGCCTGACTGCCGCCCATCGGCGGGTTCTGGATGCGCTGCAGGATGCGCTCGCGCAACTGATCGTCGGTTTCCTGATTGACGCCGCCGCCCATATCGCCCAGCAGCGTCGTCAATTCGATGCCAGCGACCGGCTGCACCAATGAAATGCTGGTGCCGTCAGGAAGATTGCCCATCAGTCCTGCGGTGAGGGCCACCGCCTCGCTGGTGCCAACGCCGCTCGACCCGACGACCGCTTCGGTTACGGTCTGATACTGCACGCCATTGGCCGCTTGGAGTAGCGTGCCGATGGGAGCGATGACCCCGGAAACCCCGGCGAACTCCACCGTCCCGCTGGCGTAGGACGCCGCCTTCCTGCCCTTGGAGCCGTCCGCGTTCTCAAGCCAGATCACGCCGTGCCGGTCGAGCCATTCGGTTTCGGCGGTGTCTGGCATCAACTGCTTCGACAACCAGTCGATGTAGAGCATGGTGAGATGGGCAAGGCCCGACATGCTGTCGCTCATGATGCGCAGCACGCTGTTCGGGATCATCGCCTTTGCACCCAACTGCGACAGCACATAGTCGCGCGTCAGGCGCCGCGTCTCTTTCAGCGTAGGTGTTGCCCAAGGCATCAGCCTCTCCCCAATTCTTCCCAGAGGTCCGCATAGCGAAGCTCGATTGCGCGATCAGGACCGCGAAAGATCGTGACGGCAATGTCGATGCGGTCGGTATCAACCTTCTCTGCCGCCACGTCGATCCGCGATGCAATGCGCTGCTCAACGAACGGCCTCATGGCATCGCGCGTCCAGCCATCGGCCCGCGTCAGCGTCGATCCGCCTCGCGCTCCTGCCCCGGTGATCTTGGCGCGACGCAGCAACCAGAGCAGGCAACCGACCGGCCACCCTTCCCACAACTCCTGCGCATCGGTGTCGCCCCACCATCCCGCGCGGTCGGTGCCGTCGAGGTCTGGCAATTCCTCGTCGGGTGGCGCGAGTGCGTTGGTGCCCAGCGCGACGATCACCGCCGATTGCAGATCGAAGCCGTCCTCGATCAGGTTCATGTCGTTCATCAACCAATCGAGCTGCACCGCATAGGCGGGGAACTCCAACTGCTGATGAAATCGGACGTCGCCCCTCATCGCGATGCCTCCAGTTCCTCTATGCGCGCTTCAAGTGCTGCGATGCGCGCTTCGAACGGTTGCATATCGAGCGATGTCGGCGGCCCCGGCAGCGGTGCCTTGATCAGCACGGCACCCGCACCGCTTTTCTTCGCGGTCATGCCCTTGCCTTCGTTGTTGCCATAGACGTTGTGGTCGGCATCCTCGCTGCCCAGCCTGACCTCACCGATGAAAACCCACTTGCCGCCCTCGTAGTATCCGACAACCTTGTTGCCTGATCGAAACTCAATGCGCTTTTTGGAAACGCGCATCTCGTTGTTTACGTCCTCGTCCTTGCCTTCGTGCTTGTAGTCCTCATGATTGGGCGCGCTCGCCTTCTCGGCGCGCTCGTCTGCCGATGCCCTCTCGTAGTCCCAGCCCGCATCAATCCACGTCTGGATATTTTTCTCCGGGGTGCCGCCCTTCTCGCGGTCCTGCTTCTCCTTTTTGATATGGCGGACCGATACGAACCGCTCCTGCTTCTCGCTCTTGCCGGTCGCCCTGCCATCTTTGTCGCGAAGCATCTTGCCGCCAGGTTGCTTCCCTTCACCCTCGTCATCGAGCGACATGATGAAAGTCGCGGCCTTGCGAATGAGCGTGCCCTGACCTTGGTGGTCGTATTGAAAGCTCTCACCCGGCTTCATGCCCATCGGGCGGTGCCTGCGGTCATCGACGGCGATCACCACCGGGTGATTGCGCTGGCCGCCAAGCAATAGCGCGATGCCTTCAGCGGCAGGCCCCTTGATGTTGCCAAGGCCACCGCCGCCACCTCCACCACCGCCGCCGCCCTTATCATCTTCGTCGCGCGGCATCGGGATTGCCGACATGCCGAACGATTGCATCCGCTCGACAATCTTGCGGCCTTCGTTGACCATGCCGTCAAACGAAAGCTCCTGCATCATCGGGTTGTCGTTGGCCTTGTTCATGGTGAGGCGCACAATCTGGTGCATCACCCGGCCCGACATCTCACTCAGACTGTTCCTGTTCATCTCAATCCGTCCTCATGGTCCCGCCGGTCCACGGCTCGCTCTTGGTCGCCGCTTCCTTATCCTTTGCGTCCTTGATGATCTTGGCGCGATAGGCGAGGGCCTCCTGCCGGAAATTGAAGCGACCGTTCATGTGGATCGGCATCACCATCTGCAATGTCGTGGTGGTGCCGCCCTGATTGGTCTGCTCGTAGGTGCATCCCGCGCATCCCATCACCGTGTCGTGCAGGATCAGGGACGGCGAAGTCACCGCGTAGTATTCGCCCGCGCGCCAGATGTCGTCGGACACGTTGGCGTCCTTGAACCATCCCTGCACGGTGATCTGCGCCTCGATATACGACCCCTCGGTGAAAACCTTCTCCATCTCCGCGCGGCGCTTAACACCGTGCATCTTGTCGGCAACATCCGCGACCACGACCATGTGCCGATTGCGCGTCGATGATCCGCTTTCCTCCGCGATCAGTTTGTTGGCCTTGTCGCCATTCTCCGAATTGCTGCCCTTGTTCTGCGCTATGGCGAAAATCTTCTTGTAGACCATCGGGTCGCGCGCCACTGCGTTGGCCTTGAGAATATTGATGCCCTCGACCAGCCAGCCGCGCGTGGTCGCCGCATGTTCGCCAATCAGGAGCAGGCCGCCGTTGGCTTCGGAACCAATCAGGATCGCGCGCTCCTTGGCGTAGCGTTCGATGGCTTGAATGGGTGTCTCACCCGGCTGCACCTGAATGTTCTCGAACGGGGTCTGATCGACGTTGCCGCGTTCGTGGATTTTAATATTGAGGTGCGCCGACAGGTCTTTCGCAAGTTGCGTCACCGACTTGTTGTCGTGCCCATCGAGCTTATCGAGCGGGACGGAGGAGTTAACCAGATCAGACGTATCCCCACATCCAATAAGCCGAACGCCATGCTGACCCTTGTCGTATCCGACATGCCTCTCGGTGATGTAGCCGAATACGGCAGGGGCACCACCCAGCAAAACTCTAACGACATCACCGGGAACAAACTGCGCACCATTAACGCTGAGAGGAACATCGACTTGCTCCGTGCATTCAAACTGAAAAGTCGGAAACGCCTCGGTCCATTTTTGCTCGACGCGCACGCTGGTCCAGTTGGAGAAGTATTGTCCCCTGACCTCAAGATACGCGATCTCCTTGTTGGCGTTCTTGTCGCGCTCGTATTTTGGCCCCTCGTCTTTCTGCTCGGGCTGCGGTTCGTCTGGCTTGGTGATGATGACGCGAACGGGCGGCTTCTCTGCCACCGGAGCATCGCCACCGAACCGCTCGTCAAAAGTTGCCATGCTACACCGCCAGCATCTTGCCCTCGCGGGGCATAAAGGCGGGATGCACGACGTGATTTTCCCTGATCAATTCAACGTAACGCCTCGGGTCCGCATAGGCCCGCTGCGACATGCGCAGCGCAGGCATCGCCACCTGATAGGTGTACGAGATGACGCGGGGAAGTTGCCGCCCGCGCTCCGCAAGGTGCCGCACGACATCGCCGTGCAGGCGGGTCAGTGCCATGTAGGTGCCCGCGTCGAGGTCATCGGCGGCAATCTCGGATGTCTCGGAGAACGCGGCATTCATCTGCGTTGCGATTTCATCCACCTCCTCGCGGGAGCGGAATGACATATAGGCGATGATGCGCGCCTCCATCGCCAGCGTCATGCGAACGATGGTCAGCACGGTCTGGATCGCGGGCAGACTGACCGGCTTCTCCGTCAGTGCAAACTTGCGCACGCGGTCCATCGTCACCAGCGTTGCCGCACTATGCCGCGCCAGGTCGATGCAGACATTGAACGCGAAGCCGAACGCTTGCAGATCGCTCATGTTGCGGTCTGCCACCATCATGCCGACCGCCCTGCGCAACGCGGTGCCGATTGTGCCCGTTGGCCTGACCGCAGCCTTCAACACCATCGGCCCGATGCGCTGGACAATTCCCAAGACCTCGTTTGCCTCGTCGCCGGTCATCGGAACAGAACTCCATCGGGTGGCGTGATGCCGACATTGCCGGTGCGGGTGTACGAAGCGAAGTTGCCCCATGACATCCCATAGCTCGCGGCGGTGGTCGGACTGCCCGCGTTCGCACTGCGGTGAACCATCGCATAGCCCAGCATCCGCTCGATGCCCTTGTCGGTCAGGATGCCTGCACCGGGGCGACCGATCATCTGGTCCTCAAGTTTGAATGCACTGTCCTCGATCTGGGAGGCCGTCGAAATTTCCTGCCGATACTGCGGGTCGCCGTATTCGATGAAATCCATCTCGACGGAGCAGTAGCCGCCTTTCTCGCGCGCCTCGGTGACGGTGTACGACATCACCATCACCTTCTCGTCGCCCTGCAAGGACGACAGGGGCAGGCGAAGTTGACCGGGGCCGTCTTTTTCCAGCGCGGTGATCAGCCGGTCCTTCTGATCCAGATAATTCTTGCCGATCAGATAGCCCTGCACCAGAAACCGCTTCGCCTTGCGCCCCATGTCCTCGGCATAGGGGATGTTGCGCTTCGGATATTCGTGCATCGCCACGCGGCGCCCACCCTGACGCGCGTCGGTTTCGACAAAGAACATCACGCCGCGAAAGTGCGCTTCCTGATACTTGTCGCGCCACGGGGTCGGGTGCTTCGTCTTGATGCTCATTTCTCTGCTCCTGCGAACCGATCATTGAACGATGCCGGGGCCTCCTCGGTCTTCTGCATCTGCTTGTGCTGCGTCACCGAACTTTTCTGATAGAGGTCGCCCTTCTCGGCCACCTTCGCATCGGCCTTGGTGCCGTTGGAGTTGACCGTGACACTGACGTTGCCGTTGACCGACTGTGCTCCCACCGTTTCATCAATGCGCCGCGTGGCCTCCTCTCGCTTCTTGCCCTCCTCAAGCAACGCCCTGCGCTTGCCTTCCTCGATCAGCTTTTGCTGCAAGTCGGCGTGCTGGATAGGTGCCTGCGGAACGAAGTTCGGATCGTTGCTCGCCACGCGGGTGCTTTGCCCATTGGGTTGCTGCCCCGGCATCGGCGGCAAGGTCGCTCCGATCCGCTCGCGGCTATAGCGCGAGATGCGACCGCGGCGCCCACCCGTGTCGAAGTGCATCAGGTCGGGTTCATTCGGATTTTTACTCGACGTGCCGAACTGCCCGCCCCACTGGAATTTCCCGGTCAGGTCTTTGTGATACTTCTCCTGATAGCCGTATGCGTTCTGCGCGAGCTTGGTGTACAGGCCGGTGCTGTCGTCACCACGATTGCTGATCGCCTTTCCGTCAGGCCCGATGATCTGCCAATCGACCGCGCGACCATGCGTGTGCTGGCCCTGCCCTGCGGTGCGCACGCCGGATGTCGGTTGGATTTTATAGCCCTCGGGCAATCCCTCCGCTGCCGCCGTGACGATTTCCTTGATGCGCGGGTCGGTGCCCCTCAGGTCGCGTCCCGGCAGCAGGCGATTGCCCGTCGCCACTTGATTGCTCTGGCCGTTCGGCTGCAGGCCAACGCCATCGTTCGGATTGACGCTCGCGACCTTGGTGTTGGGCGTTGCCGTCGCCTGACCGTTGGGTCCGCTTTCAGTCGTCGTTTGTGCGGCTGCTGCCTGATTGGCGAAGTTGCGCCGCGTGCGGAGTTGCCTCTCGCCCTGATCCTGCGGCCCTTCAAAGTTCTTTGTCGCAACGTCCGCTGCGTGATCCTGATTGCCTGTCTCGATGGCCGCGCGCGTCTTCGGATATTTCGTCCACGCCTCATGCGCCATCCACCGCCCTTGGTTCTCTGGCGTGTCGGGCAGTTTGTTTTTCGCCAGCCACGCGGTCATCGCTTGGCCGCGCGCCTTGTCGGCACCATAGATCGACGGAACGTAACCTCCCGCCCTGCCCTTTCTGATACCGGCGTCGTGGAACTGGCTCTTGAGGCCGCTCTCGGCCATCGCCTGTCCGGTCAGGACGTTCGCGCCGACCTCTGCCGACCGCTCGCTCGCGCCTTGCGAGAGCAACTGCTCCTTGATGGCGGCCTTGACCGTCGCGACCTTATTGTTCTGATCCTTCGCCGTGACGCGACCGCCGCTCGACGCGCCACCGCTCGGTGCGTTCGCGCCTGATGGGCCGCCAGCGGCCCCGCCGCCAAGGGCGTTCCAGCGGTCGTTGAATGAGGCCGGTGGCGCGTTCGGATCGCCACTGGTGTCAGGCACGTTGGCGTTCTGCCCTCCCGGCCCCGGTCGCGAGGAACTTTGGCCGTTGCCGGTGTCCGCCGGGGCACTGGTATCGGCCCCGCCGCCGGTCGCGCCACCGCCATAGCCGCCGCCGCCCGTGCCGCCGCCGGGGCCGCTATAGCCGCCACTGGTGCCGCCGCCCAGCGAGGCCCGCATAATGCCGCCGCCGCCACCGGCCCCACCCAGTGCCCCGCCTGCCTCGATGTAGGACTTGAATTGAACCAAGGCGTCGAACACGCCGACCTGAATGATGCGGGATGCCCCGCTATCGTCACCGCCACTGGTGCCCCGTGCGTTGGCCGCAAACGCATTGCCAATCGGCGTGCCGTCCGCGCGCGGGGCGATGGCCCCTGTCGCTCCCGGCACGAATGTCTCGGGGCCGTTCTCACCGACCGTATAGGCCAAGCCTTGGAATACTGGTCCGCCTGCCGCGCGACCGGGAGCGGTCTGTTGCTGCTCGCGCATCTGCCGCGCGCGATCCTGCAACCCCTTCTGCAACGCCTCGGGACCATTCTCTTTCTGATCGCGCTCGGCCTTCCAACCGAACGGGTCCCACTTGTCGAGGCCGGTCCACTGGTTCAGTTTGCCGACTGCCGCACCGACCGGATCGGCGGCGACACCTTTTCCCAACCAGCTATCAACCCAAGCATCGAACTTGCCCAACGCCTCAAGTATGCCGTTGAGGTCGGCAAGGTCTTTGCCGACCATCGGGAATAGCTTGACGCCAAGCTTCATCGTCAGGGCGTCCCACGTCTCGCCCATCTTGATCAGGGATGCGTTGTAATCTTTCGCCGCCTGCACCTGTTCCGGGGTGAGGAGTTCCTTCTCCTTCATTGTCTTGGAGAGTTCGTCCCAAGACAGTCGCGTTGCATCGGCACCCAGGCCCATCATCTCAAAGAAGCGACGTGCCTTCATTCCTGACGGATCAGCTTCCATCAGCACTTCTTTGAAGTCGTATGCTTCCTTGAGCTTGTCGATCTGCTTGGTCGCGGAGTTGATGCGCGCCAGCACCGGCCCCGCACCCATCGCAACCATCTGGCCGCGCAACTCACCGATCCGCATCCCGAAATCTTCGGTGTTGCGCTTGAAGCTCGCCAACCCCTGCATCATCGCTTCGGGTGCGATGCCTGCTTTCTTCGCCTCGGTCGCGAATGCCTTGAGAGCATCCGTGCCCATGCCAAGTTCTTTGCTGGCATTGTTGAGGTCGATGATTTTTTTGGAGAGGTCGCCAAGTCCGCTGACCAGTTTGTATCCGGCGGCAGCGACGATGCCGAAGCCAGCCGCGGCGCCCAAGCCTGCCGCGCCAAGTCCACTCAGACCAGTGACGGCACCAAGAGTTTCACCGCCGACCGCCTTGATGGTCTTGGCGAGTTGGCCCCAGCTTGAGTTGGCATTCTTGGCACCGGCACCGCCCTTCTGCTGGACGATGCCGATCTCTCGCCCGATGGCGCGGATGTTCGCCAGAGCTTCTTCGGAAACGACTGTTGCCCTGAGGCGTAGGACTTCCTCGTTCGCCATCGCCGTCCTATCCGCCGGGTCGCTTCGCGGCAGACACCGCGAGCAATTTTTCCACCCAACCTATATGCGTGTCGACTTCGCCAAGACGCATCGCGAGAAAGTATGCTGGTGGTTGCCCGAAGAACCGCGCAAGACGATAGCAATCTAGTATTGCATCGCCTGCGCGTCGGGTACGAAAAAACCCATCAGCGCGTGCGCGCACGTCGAGAAGTCCTTTCCTTTCATCGCCTTTATGGTCGAGGGAGGAACCACCGCGAGCGTTGACATCACCACCGCCATCACTGTCGGGTTCGGTGTGACCTCGCCGGTCTGCCAATCAATATTGACCGGCCACTTGTCACCGAACAATTGCATGTCACCGCCTGTCGGTTCCCGAAAGGTCAGCTTCTTCACCATCTCGCCGTTCGCCATCACCGGCCTTTTCAGGTCGATGACTACATCTGTCGAAGGTGGAGCCGCCGCATCCACTTCCTCGACAATCTTCTTCGCTGCTTCACCCGCCATTGAAGTCCGCCTCCTGTTTAGATTTCGTCGCCGTCCACGCCTTCGAAGCGAACGCGGAACTGGCCGTCGCTGGTGTTGATTTCCACCGGACCCTTGTGCCACGCATTGCGCAGGACATAGGTGCGCCCGTTCACCAGTTCTGCGGTGATGGTCGCGTCGGTGATGCTTTCAAGAAACTCGGTGCTGACTTCGGGCAGCGTCGAGATGTCGCCCTCGATGTAGGGCACGCGCGGCAATTCCTGATAGCCGTGGACGTAGTCCTGACCGGCGATGCCGTTGCGCTCGACGGCGGTGATGGAAACCGTGAGGCTTCCCTTGAGAGGATACATCTGGCCGTCCACCTTGAGGTGCGCGGTGCCAGCGATAGGGCCTTGAGGCATGACGTTCTCCATCGCGTGAGGTTGTCGCAATGGATTTTTTTCGCACGGCACCTATAGGCACGCAAGGTTCGGTGCCGGGTTGGGCGGTCAGGCCCTTATCATTGCGGTGCTATCAGTCTTTGCGCGGGCCGCCTGCCCCGACAAACAATGCGGGGCCGAACTCGTCCCGGTAGTCGATAAAAAATCCTCTCGGGACGAGCGTCTGCAAGAGTGCGGCACCCGGATAAAGCTCCTCGATAACCTGGTCGCCACGGTCGCGCTTCATCAATGCCCCGCGATGCGCGTCGAACTTCGACCAGACGAACCCGGCCATGCCGCCACCGATCACCATCACCGACGAATTGTATTTCCCCGGATGGCCGGTCATGCGGGGATCGTTCGCGTAGATAGCGAACTCACCGGGGACATTCCAAAGTGGCAGCAAGGCACCCACGACCGTCGTATTGAGGTCCAGAAAAATTATTTTCGACCGGCCCCGCCACTGCGGTTCGAACAGCAGCATTCGGCCCCACCAGCCGGTGAGGCCCGACCCTGATATGTCAATGAAGTTGACCCCCTCGCATCGCTCGGGCTGGTCGGACAGGCACACAAGGTCATAGGGTTGCCGACCGTGCCGCCAGATCGCATCGCGGAGCTTGACCACCGGATTGAACGGGCCGCCCGTGTGGACGCAGGCAAAGGTCAGGTCATAGGTGATCTTCATGCCAGCGCCGCGGTTTGTTCATCGCGATCACCGCCATTGCAATCGCCCCGAAATTTCCACCGATGATAAAGGCCGCCGCGATCCAGAACCAGAACATGCGCTCTCTCCTGTGAGGCGCACCCGCATCATTGCGCCTTGGCCTTGATGCGGAGCGCGGCCACGCCATCATCCAGCGTGGTTTTCTGGAAGCAAGCAATTGTGGATTGCGGGCATGCGTTCATCACGCTGATGCCGCGCTCGTTGAGGCAGGGCACCAGCACGGAAAAGTGCAGGGCCATCCGCTCCCACTTCTCGCCCTCATGATCGAAGCCGAACAATACGATCCGCTTGGCTCGCTTGTGGATGCAGACTTGCATTGCCCCGAACTCGCACGTCACGCCGTGGATCACGCTCGGGTCGTCGGATATTTCCAGAGCCGGTGATTGCTTCAGGAAGGTGACGTTCTTCGCAGGCGACGGGGCTGGCGCGGGCATCGCCCAATAGACGCGGCTCTGTACACCCGCGAGCTTGTCCTGCCACGCGCCAATGCCAAGCACCGCATCGGCCCACGGCATGAACGACGCCACATCCTTCACCGCGAGGACATGCGCGCCACGCAACTGCTCGAAATCGAAATCGACAAGAGAAGGCCCGCCGCCAACTATGGCGACAGGCCGGTCGTCCCAAAATGGTTTCGTTATTTTTCCGTAGACATCCATTGTTCACCCCGCCGTTGACGCACGCCCGCCGCGTGCGCCTTGGCCCTATTCTACGTCGCAATCTCGGTATCAACACCCCTGTTATATTGCAGGCGGAACTGAGCCAGCACCGCGAAGATGCGGAGTTGGTTGATCAGGTCCGGAGGATACAGGACGTTGATGCGGTTCGGGTCGTTGGGATCGCGCTCCACGATCAGGTTCTTTTTGAACGCCTGAGCATTTTCGACGCGGCCCAAGAACTCGTCCTGCCGATACTGCGCAATCAGTTCCGCCTTGATGATCTTCGGCGTGACGATTGCCTGCCCAGCACCGAAGCGGGTGCCGTCATCCGCGAGCTTGTGGCGCGGATACTTGCTGGTGATCGCATGGCGCTGCGAGCGGAAGAGTGCCGCCAGCGTTGCCAAGGTCGGCACCAACTCATAGGCGTCGTCGCCCTGACCATAGAGGTTCTTCTGATAGGTCGTGCTTTCACGAAGGATGGCGGGAACGCCATCATCGTTCACGCCCTGCGTTGCAATGCCAACGCCTGAGAAATCGTTGCACTGCTTCTTGGTGAACCGCTGGTGCTTCGGAGCCGGGAGGCACCCTTCCAGCGCGAGCGTCTGCAACGGGCGAGCCGGATCATTCAGCAACGCGCGGGCAGACTTTGCCGCATAGGCCGCCGCCCAATTCCACGGCGGTGTCGGGGAGTGCGCTTCGACGCCCATGATCGAAAGCACACCGCTGTTGTTCTCGGGACCGTAGGTCATGATCCCGGCATAGCCCTTGTCCGTTCCGACTTCGATGCCTTTGTAGGCAGCAAAGACGTGGCCGTAGAGTTGGCGCAACCACCCCCAGCGACCAGTGTCACCGAACCCGTATTCGCTTTCCAACTGCGCGAGCGAGGTGCTGTCGGTGAGGCCGGTGGCGACGTACTCGTAAATTTCGTCACCCAGGTTCGTCAGCGCAGTCGTGATGTCTGCGTTGCCGGTGCCGCCGGTCAGTTTGTGTCCGGGAGGAATGGTCACCACCAGACCGACCGGGACGCGCTCGGCTGCGAGGGCACCACCGTATGCAAGGCGCACGTCGATTTCGTTGCCTTCGACGCCCTTGAACTTCGCCGTTAGATCGACAGTGCCGCCCACACCGATCAGTGCCGTCACCGGCATCGAGAGGTCGGCGTTGATCGCCTCCTCGATCTTCTTTGCGACATCCGCGATGGCCTCGCCTGCCCCGACAAAAACCTGCACCTTGCGACCCGCAATGTAGATCGGCAACGTGCCTGCGGAGATGGCGGGTTGCGTGACGGTGAGGGCACCCATAGCCGGGACGCCTGCCGCCGCTTCGTCAATCGGAACAACCCAGAGTTCCTGCGCAAAGTTGTTCTTGGTAAAGCTCTCGACCATTCCGTCGAGCATCGAGCCGTAGCCGAACAACTGGCGTGCATCGGCCTGCGACGGCACCGGGATCGGCACGTTCGCGACCGCGCTGCCGTCCTCGCCCTTCAATCCGATGATGAGCGAGGTCAGGCGGGAGCGAGGATAACCGGCCATGCTCGGGTCGACTTCGACCCAATATAGCGGCATCTTCCAGTTTGCCGGGATGGAATTGAAACTCACGGGCATGATCGTGTTCTCCTCTTGGGGTCAGGGGTGATCGCGGACGGTGTCCGCTTTGGATGGTCCCGCCTTCGTCTGTCCCGCCTTAGTCAGCGCAGCGGTGATTTCGTTTTGCGTCAGGTCGTATTGACGAACGATCTGCATCACCTCTGCCGGATCAGTATCAATCGAAGGATACCGCGTCTCGACGTGCAGGATGTTGAAATCGTCGACAACCCTCGGCGGGAATGAACTCTGGAAGGCCAGCACCATCTCCACCCGGATTTCAAACAGGGTTGTCTCACCGACCTTGGCGTATTGCGATTGCCGGTCCATCGCCTCGACGCCTGCCGTGAGGATCACGAATTTCGGGTTGGATAGCAGGATGTCGTCCAACTCGGACATCCACTGCTCCAATTGATAGAACTTGTTCTGATCGTCGGTGTCGGCATGTACAGCGCCGGAGAACCCCAACGTCATCTCATGCTGGAATTTCGGTTCCGCGTGATTGGCATTGCCCCACGGGGATCGCTTCTCGCGCATGATGAAGATGCCAAGCATCGGCAAGTCGGTCGGCTGCACTTGCATCATCGGGGTCTGCCGATAGGTTTTGAACCGCGAACCGAACCCGATCTTCGCGTAGTCCATTGCCTTGTTGGCGACCATTGTCGCGTAGTGGCTCATGAGCCGTCCACCGGAGCAGGATTGTGGGTGCGAAGCATAAGCATCCCGCCGCCTTGCCCATCCAGATCGACATCGCCAATCCAATATTTTGAGCCATATGCGGGGTGCATGGTGTCGATGATTTCAACGGTGTCGCCGCGATCCGGCACCGCCGCCGGAAAGTCGCGCATCCGAATGCCCAGCGATGTCTGCTGGTCGGAGAAAATGGTTTCGTCCTGCATCTGCACATCGACCGGCGTGGACGAATAGACGCCACGCAGATCGAAGGCCGGTTCACCTGGCTGGCTGACCAGCGGAGTGAACCGGCACTTGATCGAGAAGATGTCGGACGCCGGTCCAAGAACCAGCCTGTCGAAGTCCACCATTTCCGCCTCGGGTCATCTTTAGGTCAGGATCGCGCGCATCAGTGCGAGGGGCTTGGTGCACCAGTTGAGCGCGTTCATCTGCGTATCGAGATTGATGCCCTTGTCGTTGGGCATGGTGTACTGCTTCACATACCGGGGTTTGCCCAGCGTGTTGACAGTCTCGATGTAGTCGGCAGGCGCATAGACGGTGGCGAACAGGTTCGGCACGCCGACCGGATAGAGATAGGCCATGTTGGTTTCGACCATCGGGGTCGACCCGACATAGCCGCGATAGTTCGTCCAGAGGATGCCGCCGAACAGGAACGACCCCCACGTCTGGCCTGCGGTGATGTAGTTGGTGCGCAGTTCCGCCGCCGCCTGATAGTTGAGATAGGTCTGGCGAACCTCCGGGTGCTTGATCAGGGCGTCGAAGAACGCATCGCCGCAGATCGCTTCGACACCGGAGAACGGCATCCCTTCAAGGTTGGTGCCCATCGTGCGGATGATGGTCGAGCAGGCCGCGCGGAGCGAACCGTCCGGTGTCCCGGCGAAGTCGAGGTTCATGTCCACGTTGACGGGCTGCGCAAGTCCATACTCGGTGTAGAGATTGAGGACCGTGCCGTCCGCATAAGTGATCACGCCCTTGATCGCACCGACGCGGGAATGCTCCTGCGTGTACTCCAACGACTGACCGGCCTGTGCCATACGTTCACCGACCTTGCCCATCACCGTCTCCGTGGCATCCTCGGAGCCAAAGGCGCGCACGCCTTGAACTTCCTCGGCCATCACGGCGTCGTTGATTTCAAAGTGCGGGACGCCAAGCATACGCATCATGCGGCGGCCCTTGGGCAACACATGACCGGGACCACCGCGCGGGGTGGGGCCGATCAGGGTCAGCGTGTTGTTCTTCTCCTCAATCGACACCGTGGTGGTGGAGATTGAACTCTCATTGAACAGTCCCTTGCTCGAAATGAAGCCGGGGACGAACTTGAGATTGTTGATCGCAGTGGTCAGAGACACGATGCCGAACGCATCGCCGCGAAAGATGTCAAGCATTTCCGTTATCCTTTATCCTTGAGCTTGCCTGTGCGGCGAAGCGGGTTGAGGTTGGCCGCCTTACAGGCGGACGATGATGCCAGCAGCGGCGAGCGTCTGGATGCCGATGATCTGCTCCGGTGCGGTGGTCGCGCCCCACACAAGGCAAAGACCGTTCACCTCGGCATCGCGAACGATGACGGAGATGCGCAGACCTTCACCGGGGATCGTGCCGCCAGAGTAGATTGCAATCGCATTGCAGTCGGCTCCGACCAGTGCCGGAACGTAGGTCGGCGGCTGCGTAGCCGTCGCCTCTGCCGTCTTTTTCAACATCTGCCCTGCAAGGATATTCGCCGGGTCTGCGATGTAAGCATTGCCGCGCGAGCGATGCCCGTTCGCCTCCGACAGAATGAACTCCGCAGGATGGAGCGGTTCGTTCTGCGGGGTGTAGTGCGGGACGCTGTGAACGAACGGCGAGATTTCTGCCGCGCGCTCCTCGGGCGAGAGATTGGCGAGGCGAAGTTCCTCCTCCTTTTTCTCACGCTCCTGCTTGATCTTGTTCTCCTCCGCTTCGAACGCGGCCTCCGCTTGTTTCACCTCGCGCTCATGCAGCAGCTTGCGGCCCTCGTCGGCCTGCTTTTCTGCATCCGCGCGGGCCTTCTCCGCATCCTTGGCGGTCTTGTCGGCGGCCTTGGCAGTCGCAGGCGGCGTGTGAACCCGGCGATCTTCCTTGACGTTGTCGCGATCATTATCAGCCATGTCGAAATCTCCTTCTCTTTGGTTTGCCTATTTCTGGCGTGCGTTGATCTTGTCGGTGATCTTCGTCCATGCCGACGCAGGCGCGGTGGGGCCTCCTGCGTGGGCGGCAAGCGGATGATGGGGGAGAACATCCGTCTGCGTGGACCGGCGAGCGAGCAGTTCCTTGCGGACCTGTTCGACCGTGGCGTTTGCACGAACGTAACCACCGACAAGCTCGGGTGCGCCTGCGAGCGTGCAAAGATCGCTGACCGCGCCAACGTATGCCTGATGCTCCGCGATGCCCTGCTGCTTTGCAGCGGCGGCATCACCCGGTGCCGGTGGCGGATCAGGATCGCTGATCTTCGGCTTCTCCGGGGTGGGTGCCGTTTCAGGCGGAATAGTCGGTGCCGGGGAAGGCGCCGGCACCTCACCCGGCACCTCAGGCTTCGCGGCAGGAGGAGGCGGGTCGCCCTGCTCGTCACCTGTCTCTGCCCTGAAGCGATCTGCGACCGCCTTGGGAAGCAATTGCATCGAGAACCGCGCCGCGATCTTGACGGGTGCCGTCACTTCGTCGGCATAGCCAAGGGCCTTTGCCTCGGTGGCGTCCATCAAGCGGTCCTCTTTCATGAGGGCCTTGACCTTCGCAGCGGTCTGGCCGGTGCGCGCGGCATAGGTTGCGGACATCGACTTGTCGATGCGCTGCAGATCGGCGGCCACCGCGAGCATGTCGTCGGCCTGCCCCATCGCGAAGCCCGACGCATTATGCACCAGCATGAAAGCGTTGGACGGCATCACGATTTTATCCGCCGCCATTGCGACGAACGATGCGGCAGACGCAGCGATGCCATCGACATGCGCCGTCACCTTGGCCTTGTGGTTCTTGATTGCGTTGTAAATCGCAACGCCATCGAACACGTCGCCACCCGGCGAGTTGATGCGCAGTTTGATTTCCGGCACGTCACCCAGGTCCGCGAGAGCGGCGATGAACGAACTCGCGCTCACCGCATCATCGTCCCAGAACGACTTGCCGATGGCGTCATAAATCATGATTTCGGCAAACGGATTTTTCTTGTCGTCGCCTTCCTCGTCGTCCTCGACCTTTTTCATCGTGAACCAATTGCGCATCACGCATCTCCTTTTTCGGTGGCCGACGCATCTTCTGCGTCTTGGGCATCCTGCTCGATCTGGTCTTTTTCTTCCTGACTATCGCCGCCAGCGTCACCGCCGAACGGGGCCGGTGGCGGCTTCGGCCCAAAGTCCAGCCCAAGTTCTTCCTCGCGCGCACGATCTGCAGCAATGCGCTGATCGTTTTCCTCCGGGTCATAGCCCTCGGCTTCGATCACGTCGCTGCGGCTCTTGAAGCCCGCATCAACCGCGAGTTTCTCTGCTTGGCGATCCTTCAACGGATCGACCCAATCATTGCGTTGCGGTATCCACTTTGCCCGCGTGTAGTTCGCCTTGTTCAAAAGGTAGTCGCTCTCGCCAATCGGGAGGGCCTGCGCAAGCACCGCGCTGTCGAACCACCGCCGCCAGATCGGCGCGCACATCTGGAATACGATGATGTTGTGCTGCATCTGCTCGAGCTTGCGGCGATACTCGACAATCGAGCCGCGCAGCGACGAGTAGTTCGCACGCCTGAGGTCGGACGTCGCGATGCTGTACGGGATGCCCACGGCGGCGAACACCGCGAGTTGCTGCCGATATTGATAAGCCTCATATGATCCGCCGACATCGGCAGGCTCGGCAAAGGTGATGCTCTCACCCGGCAGCAGGGTTTGCATCGTTCCCGGTTCCAGACCGGACAGGCCGATGTTCTCCTGAGGGGCAGACCCGTCGATGCCGTCGATGGGCAGCACGTCCTCAGGGGCAGGCGTGGTGACGAAGCCCGCGAACATCGCGGCGATCCGCTTCCGCTCCAACTCGGCGTCGTCGTATTGGTCGAGCAGGAACATCCGCACCAAGGCGGGGGTGATCAGGGGCACGCCGCGCATCTGGCCGGGTCGCGTACACTTGAAAATGTGCAGCACCTCAGACGCCGGAACCCGAACGGGTTCGAACGCCACCGGCAGCACTTCGATCGGTGCATCACCGGGGTGGATCGGGTGGAAATAATATGCGGCACGCTGACCAAGGTGGTCGAGTTCGATGCCGTTCATGATGAAGTTGCCGTTCGCTGCCCTGCCGTTTTTCTCGTAGGGGCACATCTCGCTTTCGAGCAACTGTATCTGCAGCGGCACCAGGTAGCCGTCCATCACGCGGCGATTGCGGAACCGGATGAAGCACTCACCCGCTTCGAACAATGCGCGGGCCACGATGGTCTGCATCCCATAGAAGTCCGCGAGGCCGTCTGCATCGCACTCGTCGGTCCAATCGAGGAATAGCTGCATGATCGCGGCACGCAGTTCCGGGTTGGCATCGTCGGGCAGCGGATCGGGTGGCGGGTTGTTATGCCCCGGCGGCGGCGGGAATGCTGCGAACGGTGGCGTCTTGGGCGGCGGGGCCTTTGGAGCCGGGGCCTTGGTCGGCTTCGCCTCGTTGCGATAGAGCGACGATGGCTTGATGCCGGTGCCGATAAGGTTCGCGACGAAGCTATCGCTCGCCGCGACTGCGTGCGCGTTGTTGCGGAGGGCATCTCGACAACGCGCACGCAGCAAACTGCCATTCGATGCGAGGATGGTGTTGACGGTGGATTGCGTCGGTGTCCACGACTTGAGGCGGCGGCGTGAGCGCCCGCCATCGAAGTCCATGCGTGGGTTCTTTTTCGGCCCGACCAGTCTGCCCAGAATGCCTTCCGACAAAATGTCTTTGATGATCCCCATCAGAGGCCCTTATCCCACTGCGTCGTCATCCTGATCTGGCGGATGCGACCACCCGTTCCTTGAAGTTCCTCCAACTCCTCCTCAAGACCGGCGAGTATCTGGCGCAACTCGGCCAGCGAGCGAAACTCGGTTCGCTTGTCGCCATATCCGGCACTATCGACGCCGGAAACGATGATCGTCTTGAGGCCCTTGATTGTCTCGATGATTTCCTCGGGCGTGGCGGTCTTGGGCCTTGCCCTGATCTGCAATGCCCGCGCGACCAAGGAACGCTGCGGCCCGACCCCGAACGGTGCCGCGAGCGGTGCGGCGGGGAACGTCGCATCGGTCGGCTCAACGTGGGTGTGGGTGATGGTGGTCTGGCGCGGTGTCTCGTTGATGGCGGTGCGATCAGTCGAGCGCGTCATATGCGGTGGCGATGGGCCGCCACCCGGCAGCACCGGGATCGGTGTCTCGACTGCGAGACGCGCCTTGAGCGCAGCGTTTTCTGCCCTCAGTTCGTCATAGGTCGGGTCTGCCATCTTGAACCCGGAGAGCTATGCTCCAAGGTAGTTCGACCTGATGATGCGCCTTGTTCTTTTGCTCCGCATGGTCACGGGCGGTGGTGTGGGCGGTGGCGCGTCTAGCGGTTGGAGAACTACCTCAGGTGGGGTTTCTGGCTTCGCGCCAACGCCATCCATAGTGCGGTTCGGTTTATTTTGCAACGGGATGCGCTGGACATTGAGAAGGTATCCAGCCGCAGCCTGCATCGCCTCGCAGTCGAAAAAGTGGTTATCCCTTGAGCGCTGGACCCATTCGACCCGCCCTGTCGGCTGCTTCAATCGCGCCTCGGAAACCAGTTGGTGGCAGTAATCGTCATCAACATTCTTGAAAACATGCCACGCACCGACTTGCTCGGAGGGCCATCGCAGCCGTTCATGCACCCATGATTTCCAGTGGTCGGTGTCGAGGCGAACCAGGTCCAGACCGAACTTTGCGGCCTTGCCATCCTTGCGACTGACCTCGATCTTGGAGAAGATCAGGGGCGTCCGCATGGCCGACGACGATCCCTTGGTCGGCCTCACCCTGCGACCGAACCGGCGACAGAACTCATAGATGCGATTGATCGGCAGGGTGTCGGTCTTGCCCGGTCGAAATCCGCTGTCGATGAAGCATAGCTTGATCGGCACGCCATCGACCGGCGTGGCGACGAGGTCGCCAAGGGCACCCCAGATTTCCTCCTCCGCAGTATCGCCACGGAGATAGCCGTAGTTCACCAGCCATGAGGTCGCGCGGGCGCCCCACGCCCTGATCACCCACGGGATCGACTGCCGCTGCACGTCCGCCGTCAAGGTGAGATACAGGGCCTCCTCAGGAACTTCACCGCGAACGTATCCCGACAGGCGCGACTTCTCCTTGATTTCCGCCCACTCTGGAACGTCACCGCCGCCGGGAGAATGCAACTCACCGAACCCGGCGTTCATGGCCTGCTGGACCATCGCGTCGTCGCCGGATTGCTGCGCCTCGACCAGCGATGCGATGCGTTCACCGAATGTTACAAACGGTGACGCAAGGCCAGACACCCAATAGGACAGGGTCAATCGCTCTCGCGGTGCACCATGAACGATCCCGTCTGTCGTGATTGATTGACCTGGCGCGACGTAGTGGCCGCGTTCGTTCATGGTCGCCTTGTGATGGTTCTCGATGATGCCGCCACAGTCATCGCGCGGGCAAAGCATGTAGGCTTCGCGACCCGCTTCCATCGGCGTGGCCTTGAGCGGATACCGCATCAGGTCGAAGCGCGGGACGAAATACTCACCGCAATGCGGGCAGGGCCAGCACCAGTGATGCCGGGTGCCCTGTTGCCACAATTGCCAGATCGGGCTTTCGATGTCTTCCACCACTGCCTCGTCCCAGAAGATCAGGCCCGACCTCGTATCTCGCGCCGCAGCAACTCTCCCGCGCTTCGGCGTCGAAGTCACCACGCAGACGAAATCCGCATAGGTGTCACCGCGGCGCTCAACGAGGCCAAGGGGACCGCCCTGCTCGTTCACGTTCGATTTCATTTCATCGTATTCGTCCACCAGCGCGAGGGCCGCCGGATCAGACTTGAGGGCCGTGGTCGATCCCGCGTGCGCCAATCGGAACGGGACGCCTGCCACCATCTTGCGGGTCTTGGTCATGCGCTTGCCGCGCGCGACCTTGTTCGTCAGCGTGGCCGCGCCATCGAGCAGGGCCATCACGCGCGGTTCGAACTGCTCGGAAAGGAACTGCTTGTTGGGACCGACATACAGGATCGGTGCCGGTTGCTGGTCGAGGCGCTGACCGGCGACATCGAGCATCAACTCGGTCTTGCCGGTCTGCGCACCGAACACCAGAACGACCCGCTTGTATCCACCCGCCGCAATCGCGCGTCCTGGTTCCACGATGTACGGTGTTAGATATGGATCACGCGGACCCGGCACCCCGGATGTCTGCGGATGGGTTCGGTTCGTTTCCGCCCACTTGTCCGGTGGCATTGGCTTCGATGGCCGTGCCAGCAGACCGACGCGTTCCCATATCTTTTGCTTTCTGCTCGGCAAGATCAGCGATGCGGTCGAGGATGTCATTGCGAACCGTTTCAATTGTGCGCCTGATCTGCAAGTCGCGAGTGCAGCGTGCAGGCAACCCCGACAACTCGGTGCGGAGCAGACCTATCAATTCCTCCACTGCATCAAGTGCTTCGTCAAGGTCGATAAGACGGCCTTCTCGGATCGCGGTTCGCAATTCAATCTCGCGAGCGCGTGCGTCTGAGATGCGCGTGGCGGCGGCGGTCTTCTGACCGCGACGGTCTACGTCATCGCGGAACCGAATGTAACCTTGCACTACATCCACCAAGGCATAGCGCGCACCTTGGCCGGTTCCGTGCTTTGGTATCCACCCCTCCTTTGCGAGTTGGCGAACCCGCTCGCCTGATTTCATTATGAGGCGGCCCGCCATATCGGCGGTCATCAATGCCCCGCGCGGGGCCTGATCGCCTTGGGCCTGATCCGGGGCCGCCGGGGCCGCCTGATCCCCTTGGGGCGGGGCGGCCTGATCCGGGGCGGGCCTGTTTTCCCCTGCGATTTCAGGGGCCTCCCCACTAAGAGCCTGATCTTCGGGCATTATTCACCTCCGACTTTTATTCGAGAAAAATGATAAGGCGGCCTTGCCTTTCCCAGCAGGATGGGCCACATATGGTCCATCGACGGGGCGGCCAATACAGGCAACCCGCCGGGGCAATCCCGCCCTGAGGAGCAAGCCATGCCCTACGGACTTACTTTCGGAACGGAGTTTGAATGCTTCATTCCGCGCGGATCAACCCGCGAACAATTGGCCGCCGCCATCTCGGCCCGCCTTTCTGCTTTCGGGCAGTCTTGCAAGGTCGAGAACTACGGCCACAACGCCACGCCCCACTGGAAAATCGTACCAGATGGTTCCCTTGGCGACTACACCCACGGAGTTGAGGTCGTATCGCGCGCCCTCCCGCCGCTTCAGGGCGAGGAAGGCATCAAGGAGATGCGGGCCGTTTGCGAAGCCCTCACCGATTTCGGATGCACCGTTAACAAGGACGCGGGAATGCACGTCCATGTAGGTGTCGCAGGGATGGGCCTTGGGTTTTTCAAAAAGGCGGTGCGCCTTTATCAGACCTACGAGAAGGTGATCGACGGCATCATGCCGATGAGCCGCCGCAACTCGACCAATACTTTCACCCGGTCGCTCTTGGCCGCCTCTCCCGCCGCGATCAATCAGGCCGCCAGCATTTCTGATCTGGCCTATACGATCCAGCGCGCGAGCCGCGCGGGAGAACCGCGATACCACAAGGTGAATGTCACCGCCTTCAATCGCCACAAGACGATTGAATTTCGGCAGCATTCGGGAACGGTCGATGCGACCAAGTCTGAGAATTGGGTTCGTATCTGCTGGGCCATCGTTGAGGCCGCCAAGAACGACGCGATCACCTTTGAAACCGCGACGCAGGCATCGGCGGGCACTTTCCGCAATACCGCACGCCGGGGCAGCAAGCGCCATACGATTGTAGAGATGATCATGCGGCCCCAAGGCGCGAGCCGCACTGAGATTGTAGAAGCCACGCAATGGCCCTCGGTTTCAATCGCGCAGATCGCGGCATCAACGGGCCTGCCGATTGTCACCACCCGGATCGGTCGCGAGACACGCTACTCGGTGAACGCGGTAGCAACCGCCGCCCCGACCATCGCATCCAGCCACGACGTTTCGGTGGATGGCTTCTGCACCCTGCTCGCCCTTTCGGGATCGGTCAGGGAATACGTCACCCAGCGCACCGCGAACTTGGGCGGCCCCATCGCATGGGCCGCCTGATCAACCGGCGGGGCTTCGGCCCCGCCACCACCCACGAAGGAGAATTGCTATGAGTTCCAAGACCATCAAAGAACCGGCGGCCCCAGATAATTCCATCGCCTCTTGGCGAGAGGCGATGGGCCTCAATCAGCGCGATGCTTCCGAAGCATTGGGATGCTCGCGCACTGCCCTTGGCGATTGGGAGCGCGATCCGCCCACCACCCCGCGATACATCAAGCTCGCGATGGCGGCCCTCGCAATGGGGATGAAAGTCGAAGCCTGATCGAAAGGCCCTTTGCCCCGGCGGTCGAAAGACCCACCGGGGTCGAGGGGTCAGAACTTAACAACGGAGCAAGCAAGTGACACTTTATTTTGCCTACGGATCGAACCTGAACAAAGAGCAGATGCGGCACCGATGCCCCGCCGCCACCGCCATCGGATCAATCGTTCTCGATGATTGGCTTCTGGTTTTCAGGGGAGTGGCCGACATCGTTCAATCGCCGGGAGACAAGGTGCAAGGCGCGGTCTGGAAACTCACCGATGCCTGCGAGCAAGTCCTCGACCGATATGAGGGCGTCGAAAGCCAGATGTATCGCAAGGTCTACATTCCGATTGAGCCTTATGATTTTGAAGGCGAGATGCACGATGCGCTTCTGGTCTACGTCATGAACTCGACCGGGATCATGCCGCCCAGCAAGTTCTATCTGCGATCAATTCAAGAAGGTTATCGCGACTTCAAACTGCCGCGCGGCCCGCTCGATCAGGCGGTCGAAGCATCGCATGATAAAAAAGCGCCCTCGCATATCGAGAGACAACGGCACGCGCGAAAGGGCCGACCGGAGTTGGCATCGCGGCCCAGCGAGATTGCCAAGGCCAAGGCCGCCAAGGCCGCCGCCCCGCCGCCATCAAAGGCGGATCAGGCCAAGGCCGCGCGGGCCGCCGCCAAGGCCCGCCCCGCCGGGAAAGGCCGCCCCAAGGCCGCCCCGGAGCCTCAGGGGAACCTTGACCTTGGCCTATGGGGCCGCGCAATGGCCGTATATGGCGACTGAGTGAGGGGCCGCCCCGGCGGCCTCCGCTCTACCTCCCTCCCTGAAATTCCGCACCAGTGCCCACCAGAAAAGTGGCCGCTTCGGCCCCACCCAGGTATCGGGTTGCCAGCACTTTTTTCCTGAAATAATGATAAGGTGCCCTTGCCATTTCGAGCAGGGTGGGCCACATATGGTCCATGCAGCAAGGCCCTTGGGGCCGCCGCCGCCGGGGCATCCCGCCCCAAGGAGAAGCCAGATGAAATGCCGATGCGCCCAATGCAAAAAGACTTTCGCCACTGAGGCGAAATTTCAGGCCCACGCCTGCATCAAGGCCGCGATGGAAAAGAGCCTTGACGAATTGATGGCGGAATATGAGGCCCGCCGGAAATGATCACCGCCCAGACAATCCACGACCGCACTTGGTTCCAGTGCCCGCGATGCGACGGCGGTGCCGCCTTCACGGAAAAGGATCGCAGGCAAGGCGCACAATGCACCTACTGCGACGGCGAGGGAAAATTGCCCCGCCATCCACCAAGGCCAAAGGCCGCCGCCTGATCCCCGCCCCGCCCCGCCGGTCGCGGGGCCAAGGGGTCAGCAGCATCCCGCTGCGGGAGAAATAGCAATGACCGCCAAGACCGCCTTTGATGAACTTGCCGACGAGCATCGCACGCAACTCGGTGTCACATACTCAATCACCGCAAACGCTCGCGGCCCTTGGAGCATCATGGGCCTCCGCAATCGCGGGGCAAAGGGCAACGGCGCAATCGCCTTGCAAGACCTTTGCACCCTTGCCGACGAGTATGGCGTGACGCTCGCGCTCGGCACCTCGATTGAAAAGTTGAAGCCTTACTATGAGGGCTTCGGTTTCAGGCCGGTGCGAGATTTCAAACTGCACGGCGGCACCTACCACGCGACGTTCTATGAGCGCCGACCCTGATCCCGCGCACGATCCCCTTATCGCCCCGCCATCGCGCGGGGTTGAGGGGTCAGAAGCATCCCGCTTCGGAGCAAGACCGATGACCTACGCCACGGAGTTTCCAGACTTTCCCGCCGCCGATATGCCCGCGCTGCCTGAGGGCTTCGCGGACACCTCATGGCACAACGATGCCTGCCCCTCTTATTCCAGCCCCGCGTTCCAGATCATGATCGACTATCTCGATCAGGCGCAGCGCGAGCATCCCACCGGATCGCGGTTCACCGTTATCCCGTCCGATCTTCAGGAGGGCGACGATGATCCGCTCGAAACCGACGACTGGTCTGAGGTTCTGCAATACGTCACCGACGCGGCCACGTTTGAAAGCATCTGCGCGAAGCAGGGCCTCTCGATCCTGACCGATGATAGCGAGCCGCGATGCGGTCGCATGTTCCATATCATGCAAGGCGACCGCCGCCTCAAGGTTGCTTATTCCAAGGACGAGGCCCGCGACTTCATTCTCTCCAGAAAGGACGCGCAATGACACCCTGTAAATTTACTTTCGACGATAGCCCAGCATTCGATGGGTTCGCCCACGGATCAAAGTGGAACGGGTTTGATAACGTGGCCGTGAAACCTGGTGAGTTGCAAAAAATTGCGCTCTATTTCGTGTCGCAGCGTGACCCGGAAACCGCTGAGGAACTGCTCTTAATCGAGCCGATGAGCAACGGCCTGATCAGTCTCGGGTGGGGCTTCTGCACCCAGATCGACTATTCCGATGTTCTCGCGGCACTCGCTGCGGCGGACGGCGCAATCCTTTATTGGCAGACCGACAAGGCCCGCTTCAAACCGGCACTCGACGCCGGGGTGATCAGGCAAGACGGCGAACTGCTGGTGCATCCCGATGCAATCACGATTGAGTGGGGCGTGGCCTATGCGATGCCGCCTCAGGCCAAGGGCACGGCGAACATCAAGATGGACGATGTCGGTCGCGCATCGCAACTCGGTGACGAGGACGCGGCGTTCGCGATGCTGCAAGAGATTGCAGGGATCACCGATGGTGGCGTGGCGAGCCTCGTTCTTTCCGGGTTCGATTGGAGCAAGGCCGATCAATGGGCACGGGTCCAGAAGATTGCAGAGTGGATCAGGGCCGAAAAGAACTACGAAAAATAATGATAAGGTGGCCTTGCCTTTTCCACTGGCTTGGCCCACATTCAATCCAGCGACGAACCCAGCCCCGCCACCGCGCGGGGCCAAGGGGTCAGAACCGGCAACCGCCGCTTCGCTACATTAACGAGCAAGCCATGACCAACACCTACGCCAAGCTCGGCCCGCTATGGGCCATCCGATGCCCCGCCCAGCAGGAACCCGGATCAACCGTCACCGTCACGACCCGCGCGGGAGCGCAGAAGCAAGTGACGCTCGGCGCATTGATGACGCAAGTTCGCGGCGACTTCCTTTATGAAATCGCAGAACGCCCCGCCGCCGCCCCTCAGGCGATTGGCGACCTCACCCGGATCAATGCCTTGTTCGATGCGGCCACCGCCAATCGCACGGGCAGGCGCTTGCCCGCCATCGTATTCACCGACTATCGGATCAATGTTGCAGGGGATCGCGCTCGCGAGCCGGGATCGCTCACCATCACCTCGTCCTCAGAACGCGACCAGTATGGCCGCCGCAAGTGGCTGGGCCGCATCACCAAGGCGGGCACATTCGAGCCTGCCCGCGATACTGATCCGGCACTCGGTGACAAGTTGCGCGCCTTTGCCGCCGATCCGGCAGCGGTCGCGGCGCAGCACGGCCAGATCACCAAGTCTTGCTGCTTCTGCAATAAGAACCTCACGCATCCGGCATCGCGCACGGTCGGCTATGGCCCCGATTGCGCGGAGAACTTCGGACTGCCTTGGGGCCAGATTGCCGATGGCGAGCGCGAGATGCAGGCGATGGAAGTCGAGGCGGATCGCGCGGGCACCATCCGCGATGAGCGCGCGAAGCACGCGGCCCGCGCCATCATGGAAACCCCGGCGTTCGCGCGATGGGATCGCCGCAACCGCGCAGCGCAGGCCCACGCCGCGCGCGAATACAATCACGAAGAAAACGATCCGCTCGACCACGACTATTCGATGAACGGATAACGCCTGATCCCATCGCCGCCTTTGCCCCGCCTCAAGTGCGGGGTTGAGGGGTCAGGAAAGGCAAGACGCCAATCCACAACGCTCTCGAAAGGAGCCACGCTATGACACTCAATCTCATCATCCTCACCAAGATCGACACCCGCGCATATCGCGAGGACGAAGGCGATGCCCCGAAGCTGGTGAAGGTCGCGGTCAATCCCGCGCGCATCCGCTGCTTCAATCCCCGCCGTGAAGGCGATGGCACCCGGATCACCTTCGCTGATGGCGGCGGGTTCGCGGTGCAGGAAACCGGCAGCGAAATCCTGACGATGCTGGGGTTCCTCTCGACGGCAGAATATGAGGCGGCCCCGGTTCGCCGCGAAGCCCCGGCGGCCCCGGTGCTGACCGTAGTCGATGGCGGCACCATCAACTAAATCCAACAACGCCGCGCATCGAAAGGTGCGCGGCACGATTGCCTGAGGGGAATGGTATTGCCCCGCAGCCGTATCGGTCAACGGGCGAGCGTGCGGCCATCGGAGCGGCTTCGATGACCAAGGCGCGACAAGGCGAGGTTCTGGTTCCCCTCACGGCATGTCTGTTAGGCACCAGTGAAACCTCGCAAGGACCGACGTTTTTTTCTTAATGGAGCAAGCGATGCCACCCGATCTAACGAACGAACAATTGATCACCCTCGCATCATCCTCGCTCAATCTGGTCCTGATGCGGATCATGGTTGAGGCCCTTGAGGGGATGCCCCACCCGCCGCGCATTGTCGATCAGTTGGCGACCGCGCGCGATATTCTCACCGCCTGCAAGAACCAGGTTTCACCATGACGCAACTTACTCACGTCGATTATGCGCGGATCATCCACAAGAACATCGAGGCCGCACGCGCCGCGATGAACGATCCTCCGCTCGGGTACGTCCTCCACACTCAGGACTTCACCCTGTTCCTGTACACTTCCCCGACCGCATCATTCCTCGGATGGCCGCCCAAGGCCGACGCGGTGGTGACATCCCTGCCCAGCGCGCGGGTGCTGCAGAGGTTCTGGGCCGCGCAATCATCAGTGCCGCTCTCAATCTCGCTGCGCGGTGAGGCCCTGTCCGAATACATCCGGGGCCAGCAGGAATTGCTCGACCTCCTCACCAGCCCAGCGAAAGGCCACGCAGAATGATCATCTATCTTCTTGATCTTGAGTGCCCGCGCTGCGGCGCAATCAGTAACACGGTGGTCGATAAGACCGCCCCGCGCATCAACTGCGGCGAATGCCTCATGGAGGGCGTCGAGGTTGTCGAATTGAAAGTCACCAATGTGACGGTTGTCGATGGAGGGCCAGAT